TGGGGCAACCGGTGCAACCGGACCACAGGGTGCAACCGGTGCAACCGGTGCAACCGGTGCAACCGGATCACAAGGTGAAATTGGACCACAGGGTGCGACCGGTGCAACCGGACCACAGGGTGCAACCGGTGCAACCGGTGCAACCGGACCACAGGGTGCGACCGGTGCAACTGGGGCAACCGGTGCAACCGGATCACAAGGTGCAACCGGTGCAACCGGTGCAACTGGATCACAAGGTGAAATTGGGGCAACCGGTGCAACTGGGGCAACCGGTGCAACCGGATCACAAGGTGAAATCAACCGGTGCAACTGGGGCAACCGGTGCAACCGGACCACAAGGTGCAACCGGTGCAACCGGTGCAACTGGGGCAACGGGTCCAACAGGATCAATTGAGGATCTGAGTGATGTGTCATTTGTTACACGCCCTGCAACCGGAAGGTTCCTGCGATTCGGCATTGACCCCGTTGACTTCTTTGCGATTAGCCCATACTGGTATTCGGGGTTTCTACTTGTATCCGATATTCCGGGCCTTCCAACTAGCAAAATCACACGCGGTACCTTTGACAACGCCCGCATATCACAGTCGAGTGTGACACAACATCAATCGGCATTGACCATTGCTTGGTCTCAAATCACCAGTGAACCTAACTTTGTTACTAATGGTGCAAACATTAGTTCTTTGAGCAACAATGTTGGCTACATTACAGCGGGGGATGCTGGTGGTCTTTCTCCGATTGGAGCAGGGTTTGACGGCGGTGGTGCAACGGTGGCGATTGGTACAAACTGCTTCTTGCCCGTTCGCGAAGCATGTGTTCTAACTAATTATGAGATGGTTCACGACGGATCTGGTGCTGCAACCATTGAAGTTATAAGATACACTCCAAGTGCTGGGTCTCTCGGGGTTTCGACGGCTGTAGGGTCTCCGGGAACGACAACCGGTCAATACCTATCGACTGATACCAGTGGTTTCTCAACAACCGCCATTGGTATTGGAGATGTTCTGGAATTTAGAGTGTCGAACAATGGCGGAAATGCCAACAAGATGACTTTGGTATTCGAGAGAGTTTGATAAATGGCTGAACCAGTTATAAGACAGATATTAGAAAAGGCGGAGCATTGCCCCACCGATTCACACTTGTTGAGGGAGAACAAGCATGAACAGTGGTATCCATATGATTTGCGTAGGACAAAAGTTTTATATTGGGTATACCCTTCATCAGAGGTTCTAGGAAAAATATTGGGAGTGTATAGAGAAACAATAAACAAGTATCTCTCCGGAACAAGATTTATTCCAAAGAGATTTAGTCACCTCCAAATGCAAAGATTATTCTAATGGAACCTGTAATCCGATACGATGCTTCTTCGGGTAGCGACACAGCGGCTTCGGGGGCAGGACCGGATCCGGCTATTGGTGGGTCACCAAATGTAGCAACGGTAGTCGCCGGTCCCTCAAGCGTTATTGAATTGACAACCGGAACCCCGCTTACAGTGGTTGATCTTTCTGATGTGGCTACTGATGGATCCCATGTGATTTGGATGGATACCCCATCTGGGCGGAAACTGTCTAAAATTGTAGGGAAAGTTTTAGGTAATTCCTTCCTAGGTATTGAGGCACAGGTTACTGTTGAGGATACCTTTTCATTCGCTGGTAGCGTAACATTTGCAATCGGTGGAAAACGAGAAACCCTTAAAGACCGTAACGACTTCAAAGAGGGGTGGACGATAGAGTTTGAGTCGGGAGTCTATGAAATTAGCAATACTTGGACCATTCCGGTATCTATTTTTTCCAGTGTAGGTTTCAATATTCGTGCAGCATCAGGAGCACCTACAAAACCAATTATTCGAAATACTTCAACAACCAGTTCCACCGCGATGCTGCTGTTCAGCAACAATACATCTATCAGAGGAATTAGGTTCGAAAATAATTCGACTAATAGCATTTTGAGTAACACCGCCTCAGTGTTGTCCGTGGTTTTTGTAGACTGTGATTTTATCGGTGCAGCAAATTCTTCCACCGCATCTTGCATGGGATACTACAATAACAACAAGTTTGGTATGGCTGGTCTATTTGATGGTTGCTATTTTGAAAAATGTCGATACGGAGCATACTGGAATGGTGGTCGTTGTAATGCCCCATTTATCAACTGTCGATTTTTTGACTGCTATTATGGGATTCGAACTTCTACAGCCGGTAACAATGGGCATCTTCAACTAAACAATTGCATCTTTCATGAACTCTCGTCGTTCCCGCTTTGGATTGGAACACAGAACACATGGTCAAATCATGTTCAGAACTGCACATTCTACGATAATGGCAATGACTGCGTTTACTGGCAGGGTAACAACAATAAGACTCTGCATATCGTGAACAACATCTTTGTCAATAATGCAGGATGGGCTATCCGAGATGCGGGTTCGGCAATTGGATACAAATATGAAAATTGGAATGTATTTCATAACAATACATCTGGTAATGTATTTGGAACGGAAATGAATAGCGGTGGAGATTCGGTAACAGGTGATCCTAATATGACGGACCCTGCCAACGGAGATTTTTCAATCCCGCATGATTCGAATGCGGCTGATATGGATGGAAATGGGAGATATGCTGGAGCCAAGATCCCTGACGATGCTCCACCACAATCGGTGGGATACGCTTTCGGATAAATCCTACATATAAAAGCCACGGCATGCCTTTTGTTCCCCCCAGACCGTAGGAATTTCATATGCAGAATTACCTGTCACAAAGTCAGTATGAAAAGATCTGGCGAGCATCATCTATTGGATCGGCTATCGCAGATCGGGGGGGAAACTTCCTGAAAGTAAACCCCGTTCTTTGTGAAATGCTTCAATACAGCGAAGGTGAACTTTTACAAAAAAAGTTTTCCGACATTACTCACCCCGCTGACCTCGCGGATGATCAGAACATGGTCGATAGGGTATTACTTGGGGAAATCAAAGAGTATCGCATGACGAAGCGATACATTACCAAAACCGGACCCGCAGTCTGGGCAACACTTGTTGTAACCGCTTTGGAAAATGGTGAAGGTGAATTTCAGTTTTTCTTTTCACAGATCTTTCCAGTTCCCACCCCCGTCTCGACCAGTGTTTCTATCGACAAGAAAAATTCAGTAATTACTGCTAAAGTCGATAGTAAACAAGAAAATATTTGGCAAAAAGTCAAAGGTTGGGTTCTTAGAAATCTGGCATGGATAATTGCATCAATGGTTGCTATTACCGTTTGGTCCTTTGACCGGGTTCATGAGTATAAAACGGACCGGAATCGTATTTCGGAGTTGGAAAGACAGTTACAGGACAAACAAGACAGTCTGGATCAACTCTTGGTGGAATGGAAAAACTTCCGGGATGATTTAGAAAATAACTGATACATAAACCTATGAGTAGATACAGAGACATAGATCTAAGTTTGACACCCCATCCCATCACCGGTGATGTTTCTGTTGTCACCGATGTTGAGGCAGTCAAAACGGCTATCGTCAATTTGGTTCAATTGAGGCGGGGGGACAAGCCGTTTCATCCCGAGATTGGTTCGGGGGTCCGAAACCTACTTTTTGAACCGGCAACAAGTTTTACCGGTGTAAGAATTTCTCAAGAAATTACTCGCACCATCAACAACTATGAACCCCGAGCCCGTGTTCGCAATGTCACGGCAGTTCCGACAGCAGACGGGGATGGTTATGTTGTTAGTATCATTTTCAACATTATCAATCGCGTAGAGCCGATCAACTTTACATTCGCATTAGAGAGACTTCGATAACCAATGGCAACACCCAGAATCAACCTCGGAAGCCTTGACTTTGACTCGATCAAAGAGTCTCTGAAAGACACTCTCCGCTCACAAGAGCAGTTTTCAGATTATGACTTTGAGGGTTCGGGTCTCAACATTCTTTTGGACCTACTTTCTTACTCAACATACTACCAAGGTTTTTACAACCATATGGCAGTCAATGAGTCATTTCTTGATACCGCCGTAGATCGAGAGTCGGTTGTCAGCATCGCCAAGCATCTTGGGTACACACCAAGGTCTATCGCCGCAGCGAGTGCGGTTGTCGATGTCAACTTCGGAACCACAAAGCCGTTTGCTGGTGATTTCCTCCCGGCACCGGCACCGTTTTCAGGCGTAGGCGAACGCCGAAACTATACTTTCTACACTCGGCAGCCACACCTTGTTCGCCAAGAAGAAGACGGAAACTTCTGGGCAAGAAATGTTGTGCTGGTCCAAGGGACCGTTGATGCGACTCGGTTCATTGTCAATGAACTTGAAATGAACCAAAGATTTTTGTTACCCGGCAGTGATATTGACACTTCAACACTTGTTGTGAGGGTTCAATCATCAGTCACGGACTCGATGGGATTCAATGAATCATGGCGACGAAACACAGACTTTAGCGAAGTTGGATCGGACTCTAGAGTTTACTTTCTAGATGAAGTTGAGAGAGGACTTAGCCAATTGTATTTCGGCGACGGTCTTGTTGGTCGAAAACCCCGAAACGGAAATCTCATCACTGTTCAGTATCTTCGAACCGTTGGACCCGTAGCAAACGGGATTGGTCAGACTGATGCGCCAAATAGACGGTCATTCAAATATGCTGGCTCGGGTAATGCTGTTGAAACTATCGTGGTCACACCGGCAAAGGGTGGGTCAGATAGAGAAAGCATTCGGTCTATCAAATTCAATGCCCCAAGAACATATCAGTCCCAAAATCGGGCTGTGACATCCAACGATTATCGCTCTATCGTGACAAGAGACTATCCAAATGCTGAGTCGGTATTTGTCTATGGTGGAGAGGAAGCCGACCCACCCCAATACGGTAAGGTTTTTGTTTCAATCAAGCCGGTTGATGGGTTCGCCTTGACAACTCTGGAAAAGCGAACCATTGCAGAGAAAATCATTCAGAGCCGAAATGTCCTCGGAATCACTGCCGAAGTCATCGACCCAACATTTACCTACCTCAAAATCACAACCGATGTTGTGTTCGACCCGTCGCAAACCCAGAAGCAAACCGGACATATTGAGAGTCAGGTTCGCACGAACATTTTGAACTATGTAAACAACTCGCTCAACCGATTTGACAGAAATCTCTCGTTCTCGAAACTAAGCGAAGCGATTGACGATACGGATACTAGCATTCTTGGGTCAGACACAACTATCTTGCTTGAGAAGCGAATTGAAGTGGTTCAAAACGCGACTGGCTCATATGAATTCAACTACTTCAATCCTATCCGATCAACCGGAAATGTTCTGTCTCCAGTTGTGTCTTCGAACGAATTTACATATCTCTACAACGGTTCAGCCGTTTCAGCGTTGATTGACGATGATGGTTTCGGTTCGCTGAGGATCTTTACACTCGTAGACGGGTCCAAGGTTTTCATCAACACCAATGCGGGAACCATTGATTACACAACTGGGAAGTGTTCTCTCGTTGACTTTGCTCCAATTTCTATCAGCGGAACCGATTCAACCCTACGCATTACTATCCAACCTGCCAAGAACAGTGTAAACACGCGACGAAACAACATTATCACCGTAGACCCCGACCAAGTTGGGTCTATTATCGTCAATGCCACCGAAAGAGTGGTGGTAGACGAAACAGATAATACCAGTGGAACACCATTCCCATTCCGAAGTAACTAAAGATGCGCGACTACAAGTTCAACAAAGCCAAATCTGCTATCCGGGATCGAATCCCGGAGTTCATCCGTGTTGATAATCCAAGATTTGTCGCCTTCCTTGATGCTTACTTTGAGTGGTTGCATTCAACCTACTCCCCACTGTCTCCGGGTGATATCAAACTCGCCAACGATGTAGACTACAGTATCGACTTGTTTACCGATCACTTCTACGATCAGTTCCTTCGTGACTTACCACAAGACTTGGCATTCAACCCAAACACCGGTGCGGCTAACAAAGCGGCGATCATCAAAAATATCAAAGACTTCTACCGAAGCAAGGGAACCGAGCGTTCGTACTCTCTCTTGTTTCGCATTCTGTTTGACTCGGATGCTAGTGTTTACCTCCCGAAGACCGATATTCTTCGAGCGTCGGGGGGAACTTTCGTCCAACAAACTTCGATCCGGATCACCACAAACAAGGGTGATGAAATTTTCGGTGCAACAAACAAGCGTATCCGGCAAATCAACCCGGCAACAGGTGCAGTTGTTGCGTATGCCCGAGTATCGCGAATTGTTCAGATCCAAGTCGGGGAATACCGTGTTGCTGAACTTTTCATCAATGATATTCAGGGAGTATTTGTCCCTGACTTGCCAATTGAATTTACGAAGACCGATCAGACCAAGGTCCGCGAAAGTACCACCTATTCATGTCTTACAGGGTTGACTATTACTCGACGGGGGTTCGGTCACTCAGTAGGTGAGCGTATCACCATCGGAATAACAGGTAGCGAACCGGGAACCGGCGCAGTTGCCGAAGTGTCCCGTGTGGATTCAAACGGTGGTGTTCTGGATATTCGTATTGTAAACTTTGGTGCAAACTATCGAACACCGGCAAACATTATTGTAACATTCCTTCCAAGTCAAGATGAGAGAGATCAGGCACTTGAGGAAGCGATTGCAGAGGAAAACAACCTAACCAGTCCAACCTATCGCGGTGGTTGGGATAGCCTGAACTCCAAAGATCAGAACACTGCTGTTCAAAACAAACTCAATGATCTCGTTCCGACCGGGGCGGCTATCGTTGGTGCGGTTTGTCAATACGAGGGATACTACGCGGACAACGGTGGGCATCTCAGCAGCACGAAAGTCCTACAGGATAACAGGTATTATCAAGACTTTTCTTATGTTATCCGTTCCGAACTGGCTATCCGTCAGTATCGAGATGTTGTAAAGAACATGCTCCACCCTGCCGGTTTCGGGTTCTTTGGTTTGGTTGAAATCAAAAAGTGCCTTGAAGCCGACCTTCAAAATTCAGTCTCAGTTATCCAGTATGAGACTCCGTTCATTGGAAATTACACGCCATATCGTCTTTCCACGACCCAGAACTTAGCATCGGTGTATCCGGAGGGGTATCTTTCTCCAATCTCAGGTATCACTTTGGCAACACCCGGACTACCCGGCGCAGACCCTTACTGGATTATCTTTGCTCACCCCAACACACGAAGCCTACCTAATATCCCATCGGGTATCAGTTTCGGTGCCATTCATATCAAAGACTTCATTCGCATTCCGACCGGTTATGAATACAATTGTGCCGATGCGGACAATGATGGTTTGCTTGAGATTCCTACGGAGTAATACATGCGTTGCGATCCAACACGCCAAAAACTAAAGACACGAATCGTCCAATCCCTGTCAGATTTGTTTTCTCCGGGGACCGGTAACTATCCATTCATCGGTTTCAGTCGCACCACACCTTGGCAAGTCGATCAGGTTGGTGAAGTTCCAAACGCAACTGATAGCGTGAAAGAAGCAACGGATTTCTGGCGTGAAGCAATCGCGTTCAAGCGAATCCGCCCAAACAATGTAAGTTTTGTCGTTCCCAGATATGACTGGTCTGCCGGAACTGTTTACCCGCCATATCGGGATGATGTCGATTTGTTTGACGATAACACCCCATCCCAATTCTATGTTTTGGTAGACAACGAAAGAGTTTACAAGTGTATTGACAATAACAACAATGCAGTTTCTAGTGTCAAGCCAATTGAGGTTTCTACACGAGTATTTGAAACAGACGATGGGTATCGCTGGAAATTTATCTACCGCATCAACGAAACAGACCGGACCTTTTTGACCTCAGAATTTATGCCAATTTTCCGGGTCACTTCAATTGTACAAACCCAAGACCCAAGACAACCCCAATTTGATGTTCAATTGGCAGCGGTTGATGGGGCAATTGATTTCATTGATATCACAGAGTCGGGAAGCCTATTTGTAAATGCTGTCCAAACCAATCCGGATAACCGAATCATCGGAGTAAGTGGTGCATCGCAATATCAACTCAACGGACCAGAAATTTCTTCGGTTGAGGGTGCATATGTTGGATACACCCTCAAGATTACCGATGATGGTGGAGCCGAGAACCTTGAGCAGATCCGAAGAATTGTCGCGTATTCAAACAAAACTGTTACCCTCGAATCTGACTTCCCGAATGGTGGAAATAGTCTAATCGGGGCTGAGTTTGCAATCATCCCTACGGTCGTCATTACAGGCGACGGAACGGGGGCAGCCGCCGAAGCCAATATCAATGCGGATGGTGTGATTACCTCCATCGAAATGAAGTCGCGGGGAAGCGGATACACCTATGCATCGGCGACGATGGTTGAGCCACCAAACGATGCTGATAGAGAAATCCTAACGGTTTTGAATCCCGTTTTGGCGCAACCGGGCGGTCATGGATTCAATGCTATCGAAGAACTTGGCACAGCAGGAATTATGATTTCGGCAATCCTTGACCGATCCGAAAGCGGTCTGGTGTCTGTCGATGCCGACTTCCGTCAGTTTGGTTTGATTCTCAACCCAACAGTGAACGGCGTTATCGCAGGAACAGAAGAAGATATCATTCACACCTACGGAGTTGAATCATCATCGCCAATCACCGAATTCAATGGGTTGATGGCGGGTGACAGAATCATCATCGGTGTATCATCGGGTCATCTGGGTGTGTTTCAAGAGTTTACCAGTACTATCGGTCAACCGCGAACCGGTGTTCTAAAAATCAAGAACCCCAACTACACCTTTCAGACTAATGAAACACTTAGACTGTTTACTCCAACATTCCTATCACCATTCGTAACGACATGTAAGATTACTGGATTGACACTTGAAGAAACTGTCAACCCAAAGAACATTTATCGCCAAACAACCCGAATTCTCACCCAAAAAATCAATGCCAACTTGACAGATACCACCTTCCAAGGTGACGGTCAGGTGATTGGAAATAACAGCGGGGCTACTGCAACATTCTCTACATGGACACCACAATTCATCACTGGTGCCGGACCATCGACGGTCAACGGATTTCTTGAAGTTGTTGATGTTCAGGGTGGACCGTTTCAGGTCGGAGAAACCATCTCTACATATGCTGCACCCACAGCGGGTGACCCTCTTGTTACAGTAGTTTCAGTTCAAGAACCAGAATTAGACCACCGGTCAGGTGATGTTGTCTACATACAGAATGTCCGGACGCTTGAGCGAGACAACGATCAGCGAGAGGAAATTCGAATTGTCATCACGATCTAAAGAGAAGCGAGAATGCTGAACTTCAATACTAGCCCATATTACGACGACTACAACAGACCTGACCGCTACTACCGTATCCTATTCCGCCCCGGATTTGCGGTTCAGGCGCGGGAACTCACGCAGATCCAGAGTATCCTACAGAATCAGATCTCCCGTCTGGGCGACCATCTGTTTCAGGATGGTTCTGTTGTTTCAAATGGGCAGTTTACCAGCGTGGAGTGTTTTTTCGCTCGGGTAAATCCTACCATTGAAGTTGCGGATATTGGAAATAATGTTTGGTCAGAGGTGGCAAGTGGAACTGATACCACCGAAGCCCTTTCGAACATTCGAGATAATGAGTTTATTAGTGGGTCGGGTATTCGTGGTCGGGTTGTAGCATCCGATGGTGCCTCCCTCTCTAGTGATAACTTTCATGCTATCGCTTTCAATTATCTAACCGATAACCGGGTCTCACCGGTATCGGGTGGCATTACTCTTGTTGTGGAAGTGGCAACACTGGGTCTCAAGTATCGCTTGACCGTGGCATCGTCTGGAACCGTAACCGGCAAGGCGTTTGTAATTACGAGCCAAGAGGGTATTTACTACATTGATGGGTTTTTTGTTCTTGCGGACCCCCAAAGAATTCTTCTCTATGATGTCGTTTCGGGTGTCAGACAATTTGCTACCCCAACACGCCGTGTTGGGTTCACCGTCAGTGATGAAATCATCACGATCCTTGACGATGCTTCTTTGGGTGATCCCGCATTCGGAAGTCCAAACCAAAACGCCCCCGGAGCAGATCGTTTCCGCAAGACTCTGACGATCAGCCAGAAAGATCTTGCAGCAAGCACGGCGATCAGTGCAACAAACTCTCCTGACTTCATTGAGGTTCTTCGCTACGAAAACGGTGTTGTCACAAAGAGAAACGAATTTCCTGCATATGCGGTTTTCGGTGAAACGCTCGCAAGAAGAACATTCGATGAATCTGGGAACTACACTGTTGACCCGTTTGATATTCAGGTGCGTGAGCATACCGATGTCTTTGGTGTCGGCGGCAGTTCAGGGCAACTTGCGATTGGTCTTGAGCCGGGTAAAGCATATGTTCGCGGATATGAGTTTGAGAACATTGCAACCAAGTTTGTGACCATCGACAAGGCAAGAGACACGGACACTGCCAGTGGGGAAGAAACAAACTTCACCATGGGTCGATATGTCATTATAGGAGCAACAAGCGGGATTGCAAATGGAATTACCGGTGGGGCATCGGTCCTCAACACCGAAAATCACCCCCTTGTCTCCCTGCAAACCGTTGCGGGTGTGACCACTGCCACGGCGCGTTTCCGTCAGATTTCTTTCAATGCTGCCGATCAGTTCCGTGTATACCTTTACGATGTAAAGAATATTTCCGGGCAAACTTTCGGGGATTCGGCATGGGTTGTGGGTGCAGGTGGCACTATCGGTTGGATCAGCGAGACCGCTGGAAAGACCGCAAACCAGACCAACCTTTTCGAAAGTACTCGGGATAGTCTGATTGTTCCTCTCCCACGGGAAGAAGCAACAAAAACCGTCACTGGGTTGAATCATGAATATCAAATCAGCATTTCAGCGACCGGTATTGGTAACAATGTGACATTCCCTATTCCCGGATCTTCTGGAGACCCGGTAGAATTCAAGGGAACGCTGGGGACCGTCGATCCATCGTTGCTCGGTCGAGACTATTTCCTTATCAACGCATCGACCGGTGACTTCTTTGATGATTTCACTGGCATCACAGTCTCACTCAACAACTCTACCGAGTGTGAAGTTGAATTCTCAACCAGTGTCAATGGTAACGGGTTTGTTCTCATCGCTAACGCCGATGTCGATAACGACAAGATCACCGCACCATACTTTGCTTCGAAAACTCTCGCAGCAATTACGAATGCTACGCTTGCGATTACCTATGCCGATGATATTGGTGCTACTGTCGCTCTCTTTGACCGACCAGATGTATACTCGGTCCAGTCTATCCTTGGAGATTCAACCGGTCAAGACTACACCAACCGATGGATTCTGGACGATGGTCAGAGAGATAACTTCTACGATCATTCCCGACTCATCCTGAAAGCCGGGGCGACCCTAGGTGCTGATACGAATGTCAGTGTCAACTGTCTTGCGTTCACCCGATCTGGGAATGGACCATTTACGGTCGATTCCTACCCGATTGGAACATTGATTCAGGGTTCGACTTTTGGCTACGAAAATATCCCATCGTTCACAAGCGAGAAGACCGGGAAGACTTACTCACTCAGAGATGTCGTAGACTTCCGACCGCAGAGACAAGCGGGTGGGACAACTTTTGTTGGTCAAATCCCAAACGCTGCGATCAGTATTGAAGCCGACTACGAACACTATCTCCCAAGAATCGACAAGGTTGTTTTGGGGTCAGACCAACAGTTCAGAGTTGTGTCAGGTGTTCCATCGCTCAACCCACAAATCCCGAACGAGAATCCGGATGATATGGTTCTCTACATTCTTCGACTGGGATCTTACACCTTTGGCGTGGATGATGTTGAAGTTCGCTATGTGGATAACAAGCGATTCACAATGAGAGACCTCGGTCGCCTTGAAGATAGGGTAGACCAGTTGGAATTCTACAGTTCACTGTCATTCCTTGAACAGGAAGCAAACGGTAGAACATTCCTTGACAGTAATGGAGATGTAATTCCGAAGACCGGAATTCTTGTAGACAATTTCAACGGTCACCAGATTGGCAATGTTACCAATCCGGACTACCTATGTTCTATGGACTTTGAGCAGGGTGAACTTCGACCATCTTTTGTGAGTCGAAACATTCAGGTTGCTAAGAGAACGACAACCGACTCCACCATTGTTGGAATCACTGTTGCTGCGGAAAAGATTCTTGTCGGATCACCAAACACCAAAAACCAGTTGTTCATGCTTGCCCACACTTCTGAAAGAGTATTGGGTAACACCGCATACAACACAGAAATCTCTGTCAACCCAACGAACCGTGTGGATTGGCTCGGTCATCTCTATATCTCACCAGAATCAGACAACTGGTTCTCAAAGGATTCCCGCCCGGTTGTCAAGGTCAACAAGCAAGGTGCAAACGATGCTTACCTTTTCCGCCGTGGAGTAGGAGACGGTAAGTTTGGATTCGGTACTCAGTGGCTTGACTGGGAAACGAACTGGTTCGGTGTACAAAAACTAAACAAGGAAATCAACCGAGAGTCTGAACTTCTCAAGACTCGCCGAGTGTTTGATGATACCTTTACACCCGAAAGTTCAGACGAAAACATTAGAGATGTTGATACGGATGCCATTACGGTTCAACAACTTGCCGGATTGAGTGTAAGTAGCCGTGGTCGTGGTGCTATCGCTCGCAAGGTTATTCCGGATACAATCTTCAAAACGATCAATGATCGTATTGTCAACAGTGCAATCCAGCCGTTCTCACAGGATAAGAATGTTCGAGTCAAGGCAGTCGGTCTCAAACCAAACACCGATGTATTCCTGTTCGTCGATAGTGATCAGGGCGGTTCTTATGAAACTGGATCAGATGGTTCGGTAGAGTTTGAATTTTCAATGCCGACTGTTCGCACCGGACCCCGAGTTGTAAGGCTTATTGACAGTCCGACCAATGATATCTCGGAAGCAAGCACGATTGCAGAAACTATCTTCCGAGCATCAGGTCTGTTTGACACTTCTTCAACCAAGTCAACACGATCACCGATTGTCCGACGCGCATCCGTAAGTGATGATACAGTCCTCACAGACTACCTTTCTCGTAATACGGTTTCTGCGTCTGCTCCACGATCTATCACAGCATTGTCACAGCAATTCACGGTAGACCGGGTTCGATACCAGAACGGATTTTTCCTCAAGTCGGTTGATCTTTGGTTCTCCGAAGTACCGGCGGAAGAATCTTCCGCTGTCCCAGTTATCGTTGAAATCCGACCGATGCAAAGTGGATACCCACACCCAAGTCGAATCATCCCCGGTTCGGTTGCGGTCAAGGGTGGACCTAGTATTTCTACAAGCGGTTCAACGAACTTTGAATTTGAGTATCCTGTCTACCTTGAGCCGGGTGAATATGCGATTACCGTCCGTGCAAACAGCAATGAGTATACACTGCGTGCTGGGAACATTGGTCTTCCTGCGGATAACGCATCTTCAACAACGAATCCAGAAAATGTATCCGCACAACCGTTTGTCGGTCCTTTGTTCCGCCCACAAAACGCGGGGATCATTGAATCTGATAAGACCACGGTCATTGCGTTCTCGTTGAACCGCTGCAAGTTCAACACTAGCGGTGGAACTTTGGTTGTAGGAAACGATCTTTCAGAAAGCAACTTCTCTTACGATCTGTTCCGTGTGAACGCATCATATCTTGATCCGTCACAAACAGGATTGTCTTGGAACATTCGAACTGCAAACGATGGTTCTGGATCCCTCAACAGTAGCCGACGAATCGTTCCGAACGAAACCCTCGGACCGCCCGCAAGTCAGAACCGTCAAAACATTATCTCAGGTTCGGATACCCTTCAAATCAGCATCGCTCTTACCACGACCGACGATGCGATTAGTCCTATTGTCGATGGCGAGAGACTTTCTTTCCTCGCGATTCAGAATGACATTCGAACCACTTCGTCCGAAAACCCATCTCTGAGCGGGGAACTGTCTCCACAAATCTCGGATTCGACTGCCTCCACTGCGGACATTTCGAAGTCTCGATATATCACTAAAACCATTGTGCTTGAAGATGGTATGGATTCGACCGATCTGCGTGTGTTCGCAAATATCTGTCAACCGGGATCGAGTGTGGTCCAAGTCTACGCGAAGACTCTGCCGGTTGATGAAAGTGGGGAGTTTGACGAGCAAAACTGGGTACAATTGACACCACAGACTGTCTTCAATTCGCTGAATAACACGGACTTCCGTGAAGTGGAGTTCAAGCCGACCACTGTAAACAAGGCGCTTCTCGGATCATTCCGAGTGTTTGCAATCAAAGTAGTTATGCATGTCAAGAATGGTCGAGACATTCCTAGAATCCGAGACCTGCGTGTGATTTCCCTAGCATGAACAGAGTAAAGACCGATCATCCTAACTATGTCCGGGATCAAAGTTCCCAAGCGATTGTTCTCACCGACAAATCAGCGGTAGAAGCATATCGTCAAAAAAAGAAACTACATAACCAAGTAGAAACCCTCGAAGCGAGAGTTGCTGCCTTAGAGAAAATTGTCTTGGAGAACAGAACCTAATGTCTATCTTCAATATTACACCCCTTTCACTCGATTCGACCTTTGAGTTATTGTATGTCAAAAATAATGAGATCATCGACGCGATCAATCAGATTGCAGTTGTTGATGTTCAGGCGGGTGTAAGCCAAGGTCTTTACGAATCCTTCCGTGGGGGTGGTGTTATCATCCTCGGTGTGTCTACCGGAACCGCAATCGGGTTCGAACCCGGTGGGGCATTGACGCTCCGAGATACCGGAGAGACACCCAAATCAAGAACCTCGCAAAACGATAAGATCGTTGTTCTCAACGCTTCGGGGGATGCTGAGTTTGTCGATTCGACAAACATGCTTCCATCTGAAATCAACAATGACATTGTGTTTACTGGTGACATATCGTTCTCCGGTGACCTTTCATTCCTGTCCAGTGGTGTATTGACCTTCGAAGCCGAAAGTGCATTCCGAGACAAGGTTCTCGAACTGGCTACTAAATTCCAAGACCGTTTGGAGTTTGCAACGGCTTCAAACCCCCTACCAACAGCGGGTATCACAGCATACCTCTATGACAATGATAGTGTGTCCGCTTTCAATAACGCGGATCCCAACACTTACATTGGTGTGGGTAAAGTCCAGAGTGCCACAGACACAATCAACTCAAATTTCCACATCACGGTTCAGAACTTTGTCTTTAGTGAAGATCAACAGTTCTTCCGAGAATTCACCAACCAAGGTGCCACAGTCGGTGGTCGATACTCGCTTCTAAACACTGCCGGTGGCACACTCGGTCGCGGGCTTATTTCTTATCTTGGTTTTGCCGCCACTGTTGGCGATCAAACACTTCCAATAGATGCCGACCGTGCAGGTCTTGCCGTCGTCACAAACGATACATTTGCATACTCTGGAGGGACAACCGGGCAGAAGTTGTTTATCTGGCGTTACAACGGATCATCTACTGCCTCAGCATGGACCAGTTCCGAGAGCATTGAAGCAAATTCAATTCGGTCGTTCATTGGATCGAACTTCTCAAGTCGAGATGATCGTGTTACATTCTTCCCGGACTTTGGCAATAATTTTACACTCAATCTTGGTGGAACTGTTGGTGCGGTAGACGGTCTGGGTCTACGATACTTTGGTGGGACCACAAACGCTCTGTCTCTCGGGGTTCTGGACTCTGGTGTGTTTACCAGCGCCTTGAAACTCCGGGACAATCTAACATTTGAGGCGGGCACAACCGGTGTTGCCCTGAACTTCAATGCGGATCTTCTTGACGGAGCGCAGGGTGCAACCCGTGGTGGAACCGCAAACACTGTTCCGATTACGGATCTTGACGGTAAGATTCACCCGTCTTTCATTGACGGTGCAGAACAAGTCGATGAGATCATTACGCAGACAAGCCACGGTTTTTCTCGGGGTCATGTTGTGTATCAAGGATCAGACGGTCTCTACGCTCTTGCGTCCGCAAACGATGCAAGCGACGACGCTGCGGAAGCCGTTGGTGTGGTTAGCCGAGTCATTGATGCGAACACCTTTGTCCTCACCTACTTTGGTATCGTGGCAATTGGTGGGTTTTCAATGGGTCTCGGTTGGACCACGAACGGGGTAACTTCCGGGCTTGCTGCCGGTGAAGTCTACTTCCTTGATATCAACGAAGCCGGGCATATCACAAGTGGTGACCCACAGTCGGTTGGAGAAGCGGGTCAACTTCGCAAGGTTGTGGCAATCGGTCTCTCAAACCAGCGCGCTCTCATCACACACTATGTTGGGACTCCCGTCTTTGCTTTGAATCAAGACACGATCAATGCTGATTCACTTGTTCCTGTTGGATCGATCTTCAATGTCGGTCGAGAGAATTCACCCGGATCTGGTTGGCTCAAGTGTGATGGTAAAGCATATGCTGCGGCGGCGTATCCGGACCTTGCCGCTGAAATTCAAGGTCGCTTCTATCTTGAAGCGAATGCGATCAATCAATCCACCCCCGCATTCATTATTCCCGGTGTAACAACCGGTGCAAACTCCGATGAACTTCGGGGGTTCACAGACGGCATGAAACTTCGACTTGAATACACACAAACAAATGGGGCAACCAACTCCATCAACAGTAATGTCCAAAACGCTGTTATTGTTGATAGTGGGGTAAGAGTCAACCTTGTTCAGTCCGATGGTTCTGCGTATTCAGGAAACTTTGCGCCATCTCTCGATGTAAGCAAGATCATTGAAGTTTATGGTCGCTCTACGGGTGGCACGGGAACCTCAGCAATTATCGTCCCAGATCTTCGCGCGCGTGGTATCATCGGCACAGGCGATCCAGACGGTAACGGTCCAGAAAACAACATGCGTCCGGGTGAAATCACGAAACCCAGTGGTTTCGATGTTTCGAACCCAACAGACATCAAAACCAACACGATCTACCAAGCACCCGCGAACAAAGCGCGTCAGGTCAGTTTCTTCTCTGACTCGGCGGTTTCAAACCTCACCCTGTACATCACAAACGATGAACCGAACTTCACAACCGCAACATGGTCGATCGTTGCCATTCAAGGTACGGGTGGTACAGACCAACAGGCGCGTCTTTCTGTCACCGGTATCGTCCCATCGAATTACCATTGGATCATCCGTGAGAACACGAACCCAACCGCACCCGGTGCTGTCAATCCGGGATCACAACCGGGTATCACCGGTTCGACCACTTTCATAGATTTCAACTAAAGTGAACCATGAGCGATAAATCCCCCCAAAAATTCATTGCGGCAACACCGTTTATCAAGGCAGTTCGAACCACGGAGGCATTGATTCCGGAGGGTCATGTTCACGATGACCGATATGTTCGATACGATGACGCACAGTCCCTTGCCTCGGGGGAAGTTGATCAGTTTCTAAGAAATATCAATAGTCCCCCAAATGCCGATGGTGTAATTCTTCGTTTGGACACTGGGCAAACCCTTACGATTACAAGTAAGACACAGGGTCGAACGAACATTGGTATCATCGACGACCTAAACATTACAACCCCCGAAGGGAATATCAACCTTTCGGCTCTTGTGACCAACGCGGGTGACCTTGTTGGGTCGGTTGTTCGATACGATCAGGCGCAAACTCTCTCAAGCGATCAAGCGGCGCAGTTTGCATCAAACGCCAAAGTTATCACTTCGTCTCCGGGTGTCTCCACACAGACAATCAGCACCGCTCTGAATATCAACGGTTCAGAACTGAACTTACCAAACGGACCTGTTTTGAGTAAGGGGGGTTCTTTTACGGGTACTTTGAACACCAGTAGCATCGCTGCCACGGTAAAAATTGCGGACCCTTTGAATGAAAACTTGAGATCCGCCATTCGTGTTACAGTCGGCGATACTACAAATGCCGATGCGATGCATGCTGGTGGTGCATCAATTACGAATGTCAAAACTCCAACAGAGTTGCAGACCAACCATGCTGCTACGGTCGAGTTTGTGACAAACCAGATTATCGGTTTGGACCTTGCAGGTAACTACCTAACCCTCAACGGCACAAATCAAATGGCGGGCAATATTACCTTTGCCCCCAACTCTGCCAATCATACGGTAAAGAATCTTGGAAGACCCTCAACGATTCAAGATGCACAAAGAGCGGGAACCGCGATCACCTATATTGGATCGGAGGGTGAAAGTAGTATCTTGTCGGCAGGCGATCTTACTGCCGAACCCGGTTCATTGAGTGTTACCCCCGCATCGAACCAGACACATTTTGTGAACTTTGGATCGTGGAACGGGGGGGATGTTGACCCTAGCGATCCGACCCGTAGCCGGGGAATGATCGTCCGGGAAGATCTTCAATCTGGTCTGTATCGTGTTATGGTTCAGGTTTCAAGTAATGCCGTCAATGTCAATTTGGCAGTCGGTGGTAGTTTTGCAACCGGATCGACGACTAATTTGAACACAAACTATGAGCAGACTCTAACTCAGGAAGCCGGTGAAACCAAACTAGCATCCTTTGAGTTCTATGTTCCAATCACAGACGGTGTTCTCAATATACATAAAGCCGTGGGTGTCAACACCATTCAAAGAGTTGTTGCAACCCGAATTAGTGAAACAACAAACACAGCCATTTACAGAGGCAACACACTCATTTCGGGTGTTACACCAGTATAAGATAGGAGTTAGATATGCCTAGTTGGATCATTTGGACCCTCATCGGTCTCACCACCGGTCTTGTTTTCATGGCAATCTTCGCCCCAAAGAATGAAGGTTTCATTACCAAGTTCAACATTTGGGCAAGAAAGTTTTGGGCGTGGACCGTTCTGAACACCAAGAAACTTTGGAACAAAATCTTCCGCCGAAACAAGGGATAATCCCATATGGGCAAGAGTACCCCGTCAGTATCTTTAACAACTTCGTCAGCGGTTTCATCAACCGATGTAAGTAGTACTGCACTTACAAGCAGCACCAGCACGATTGCTACGGTTACGCAAAACAGTCACGGTTTTTTCGTTGGTGATGTTGTTCGATTCAATGGAACAAACTGGGTCAAGGCTCAAGCGAACACCTTTGCAAATGCGGGGGTTTCGGTCAATGTTGTTTCGTCGGTTATCAGTGCAAACCGCTTTCAGGCTGTCACTGAGGGTAAGATTACCGGGCTGTCCGGGTTGACTCCCGGTGCAGTCTACTATCTGTCTCCCATCACAGCGGGTGTCGTGACAGTAACCAGACCAAACACCGCAGGACAATTCATCAAACCTGTTTATCAGGCTTTGAGTGCCACTTCGGCGATTGTGGTTTCGCAAACCCCCCTTGAGGTAGACAGTGGTACTTTTCAACCCGTCACAATCCCAGACAGTGTTTCTCCGGTTGGTCAAGTCATTGCTTACAGTGGTAGTGTTGCCCCGAACAATTGGATGATGTGTAACGGGAACGCAATTTCTATCGCATCATACGGAGATTTGTTCAACGCTATTGGAAGAACCCAAAAAGCGTTTGGAACAGTCACCACCAGCGGTGGTGGGTATCCGGTTACTGTCACCATTCCGGACGGGACCAAGAATCTTACGGACGGCGACGATGTAACACTCAACTTTGGTTCGAACGCGATTTTGAATCTTGAAGTCCAGAGCATCCAGTCTGGAAATCAAATCACGATTCAAAATAACGGCGGTACAGTTGCGGTCCCCCCACTCGACTCTGTTGTTGAGATTGGGTTTGGATCAAGTTCGGCGAAGTTTTTCCAGACCGTGCAATTGGTGAACAAGGTGGTGAAGAAACCCACCTGCTCACCCAAGCAGAGATTCCATCCCATAGTCATACAGTTCTTGCTAGTGCTACTTCGGCAAATTTGCAACTTGGTCGCACGGCGTTCAATATCAATAGCGGATCGGTCGAAACAGATAATACGGGTGGCAGTGAAGTTCACAACAACATGCAACCGTATAGTACTCTGAACTTCATCATTCGTCACACTGCCGAAGCAAGTTCAGCATTCTTGGGACCGACCGGAGCAACCGGTCCGATGGGTCCAACCGGAAATACGGGACCAGCAGGACCAGTGGGTGTGACAGGTGCAGATGGTCCACAGGGACCAACTGGTGTTATCGGTCCACAAGGACCAACAGGAAACACTGGTGCAACCGGTCCGATGGGTCCAACTGGAAATACTGGCTTGGAAGGTCCAGCAGGGGCAACCGGAGCAAGTGGACCGACCGGGGCAACTGGTCTAGTGGGTGGAATCTTTATCACTTCACTGACTCTCGCCGGTGTTACGAGGGGAGTAGGAATCTAATGCCAGCAACAACAGCAACCGGTTCGGGTAACATTCGCGTTCTCTTTGGTAGTCCGGGTCTTCCCGCTGACCAAAAAAACACCATCCAAGTTTACTACCGTGGGTTTAGACTCTCGGAGCGTGTGGGTGGGGTCGGCGAATATGAGTTTGAATGGTCAGCAGCGACAGAAGCAAGTAATATCACTTCCCTACGAATCGTCGAAACCGATATGATCGACTCGTTGGATACGGTGTTCAATACCGTTGATCCTCTAATTGAAGTGATTGATATTGGTGCGACAAGTGGATCGTAAAAGATTTTATCACACACCCTCCGACACCATCAAACTGAATAACGGTGATGAACTGACCTTGGAACAGTTCAATCTTTTTGAACCAGATTATCAAAAACAAGACCACCATCTTGCGATTGAATATATTCCCGGCAAACACTATCGAGTGTGGACAAAAGATGGAAAGCAGTTTACCCTTGAAAAATACCGGTGGGTAGAGGGTGACGGATACATAGAGCGGGAACTAGAAATTCGAAACACCCTTTCTCAGAGATCATAAGAAATGGCAAGACCTGCAACTCGACAACAACTCAAAGACTATTGTCTCCGTCAACTCGGAGAACCGGTAACAAAAGTCAATGTCGATGATGCTCAAGTTGAGGATTGCATCGACGATGCTCTACAGTATTTTTCGGAATATCACTTTGATGGTGTTGAAAGAACATTCATTCGCCATGAACTAACCGACGACGAGAGAGCCGCTGGGATTTCGAGTGGATATGTCGATCTCCCTGTAAATGATGCTGTCACTTCGATTGCCGAAGTCCTCAAACTAAGTCATACATTCATTGACGGTATGTTCAGCGTTGAGTATCAAATGGCACTCAACGATATCACCGAGATGAAATTTTTGGATCTTACCACCTACCAAATGCGCAAGGATCACTTGGCGACCATTGACAAGATGCTCAATCCAGTTGTAAGATATGAGTTTAGCCGGGTCAAGAATGCCATTCGGATTTATCTGGATGACCGAAGCATCGACGATGCCAAGTTTATTGTCTACGATGCGTTTGTTGTCTTAGACCCCGAAACATATGGGAAAATCTACAACGATATTCTTCTCAAGAAATATGCGACGGCACTTATCATGCGTCAGTGGGGGCAGAATCTTTCCAAATACGATCAGGTTCAATTGCCGGGTGGGATTACTCTGAATGGGCAGGCGATCAAACAGGAAGCCCTAGATACTATCCAGAGACTTGAAGAAACCATTCAGTTACGATATGAGGAACCGCCCATGGGCTTCGTTGGGTAGCCGTCTTGAATGGAAAATGTCATAATGTTCAAAATTGCCGTAGTCACCCCCACCAACAATACCAAACACCTTTTCTCATGCTACCGATCCTTGCAGGAGCAAACCTACAATAATTGGGTATGGTGCGTCATGGGAAATAACTTTGGAGAGGATAACCCCTCCGATTGGATGCGATTCATCGGTATGGTGGAAGACGATCCAAGAGTCAAAGTTATCAATGCCGACTCCAATTCCAACATCGGAGCAATCAAGCGTGATGCCTTTCTCTCCGCGATCAAAATGACGAACCCTGAAATTGTCGTGGAGTTGGATCATGATGATATTCTTCTCCCCACCGCTCTAAGTGAGACTGTCAAAGTCTTTGTTGAAGATCCCGAAGTCGGGTTTGTCTACTCTGACTGTGCAAGATTTCGTACGGACGGAAAAGAACCCGTCAAGTTCGGAGAAGCATACGGGTGGACCGGACAAAAAACCGGAAAAATTCATTTCGCAGGATACACCGAAGAACCGGCTGAATGCCCCTGTGTTTATACCCCATCGTGGGAACCGACCGCTCACTCTCTACGGTATATCTGGTATGCCCCGGATCACCTAAGAGCATGGAGGGTTGGAACATATCTCATGGTCGGTGGTCATAACAAAGATCTTTCCGTCTGTGACGACCACGAATTGCTCATTCGGACTTATCTTTCATCCAAAATGGTCCGAATCCCAAAGCCGCTGTATCTGTATCGCGAGCATCATAACACGGTAGTTGTCCGGAACAAAGAAATTCAGGAGACAACAATTCAACTTCACCGGAAATACTGTCAACGACTCGCCGAGCGTTGGGCAGATCTCTACGGGCTTTCAAAAGTTGATATCGGGGGTGGTATTTTTGCGAAAGATGGTTACACGACCATTGATCTAAGAGACACCGCTGATATCAAGTTCGACTTGAACCATGGTATACCTCTACCAGAGAATTCTGTTGGTGTTTTGAATGCTTCTCATATCATCGAACACCTGAAAGACCCGTGTCGAATTATGCGAGAGATTCATAGAGTCCTCGCACCCAACGGATTTGCTTTTATCGAAGTTCCCTCAACCGATGGTCGGGGTGCTTGGCAAGATCCCACACATGTTAGTTTCTGGAACGAGAATAGTTTTTGGTATTACACCAGAAAAACCCAATCTCAGTTCATAGACCATGTTGAGGGCATGAAAGATGTTCGGTTCATGGAAGATCGGCTAGACACGGTGTGGTGGGATAACCATATTGCGGTTACGCATGCATGGTTGATTGCCCTGAAACCCAATTCTCCGCGAGTACCCGGACAGATTCACATATGAGCCTCAAAGAATACTTAGTATCCAAACCTCATCCACTCATGGAGGGGTATTCCTACGGTTGCATCATGGTGACATTGGCGGGATCAAAACCTACCATCCGTTAGATGATGGTCTCACACAATAAGTGGTCAATTCTGACACCTTAGAAGCAGAAAGACTCATTGAGTGACACTTTTGACCACTCAATGAGTCTTTTTAGTATCCCTTATCAATGGGCTACACCCATATTATACAGATGTTTTGAGACCTGTCAAGAGAAATTCCGGAAAAAGTCGGAAATTTTTTCGTTCCCTACATAAAGTAGGCACTATTCGTAAAGGCAACATATGTCCCCAGTGAACCCCTATTTCAACCATGTCTCGGAACTCACCGAGCAAACTCTGATTGAGGATTTGGTTATCGAAACCATTCAGCATAGGGGTATTGATATGGTCTATGTCAGGAGAGCCGATACCACCAGTGAAATGGATCCGCTGTTCGGCGAAGAATTTGATGTTGGTCGGTTCAATCGAGCAAAGTCTATCGAAATGTATGTCAACAATCCCGAAGGGTTTGAGGGTGAGGGTGACCTGATTGCTAAATTCGGTCTCCAAATCAATCAAAGCACGACACTGGTTGTATCGAGAAAGAGATTCAGGGAAGAACTGGGAATGGAATTCCCCAGAGAGGGCGACCTCATCTACATTCCATTTTCAAATTCACTCTTTGAGATTAGGTATGTCAACCCAGATAACCCATTCTTCCAACTCGGTAAACTCTACACTGTAGACCTGACTATTGAATCGTTCCAATACAGCGGAGAGATTTTCGAGACTGGGATTCCATACCTTGATTCTTTGACCCGCGAGCGGGGATTCGTTACTACTTTCGATCTTGTCGCGGGTGGATCTGGTGTATTCACTATCGGAGAGTCGATCTCGGTTGGTAGCAACTCCGCTGCCGTGGTCAAGTCATTCAATGTCAACGCATTGGAACTTGAAGTCGCACAGTTCAAAGGTGTTATTCCAACAGGTGGATTTATTATCGGTCAGGCAAGCGGTGCATCTTGGGGTATCAGTTCTGGGTCTAATCTCGATATGCCGAATGACGGATTCGGTCAGAACCTCGACTTCCAGATCGAGGGTGATATCATTGTTGACTGGAAAGCAAATAACCCGTGGGGTGATATCTAATGTTTGAACACTACTACCACAAGACGACACGCAAAGCCATTATTGCGATGGGAACACTTCTGAACAATATCAAAGTTGTCCGAGAAGATAGAAACGGTATTGAGACCAACCGAGAAACTGTTCCACTTTCCTATCTCACAAAGCGTAAGATGTTCCGCATCTTAGAAGAAGACAGTAAAGCCGATGAGTCTAAGATTGACCTACAGGCATACTTCCCCCGTATGACATTTGCCATTGTCAACATTCTTCGGAACCCAACAAGAGCCAGCAACCCCTTTCAGAAGTTGTATAACCAAAAGAGTGACGGGTCGGTGGAACAAATTCTGTTTCGCAACCCCTACAGTCTGACTTTTGAAGTTTCAATCAACACGAAAAAACAGGACGACCTGTGGCAGATCGTAGAACAGATTTTACCATACTTCAATCCATCGCTTACCATGTCTGTTCGATCCGTTGACAACTTTGAGGCGATCAGCGATGATTTTCTCATTACACTAGAAGATGTGACACCCGACCTGAATGTTGAAGGAACCCCAATCAGCGAGCAGTTAGAAGTCTACACTGTGACTCTGACTTTTAGTGTAGACTTGTATTACTATGGTCCTCGAACTAGTTCAGGTCTCATCAAGAACACAAATGTTACATTCAAAGATCAGAACAACGGTCTATCGCTCGTCAAAGTCACCGCAGAAATCAACCCAAACGATGCCACCATTGATGACTTTGGAATCAGCACTGGAATACTACTTCTTGACGATCAGTTTATTACTTCTGCCATTCCATCGGAAGGCGATTGCTAATGTTCACCCAAGTTTTGTTTGACTTTTCTACAGACGGATCCCCTACGGTTATCACAGGGCAGCGTTATGGGTTGACCAATCTGGTTGACCTTGCTGGTCAAAATACCGACAAAATTGGCGTTCAAAACCCCACCCGCCGTTATGTCAACAGCAAGTATCCTTTTCAGGTTCACCTGATCGGTCGAAACGAAAGTAGTGAAGTTGGCGTAACACAGACTCTTGCATGGGATCTCATGCCGTCTTGGGCGGTCAAAAATGATATAGTCTTCCTTGAGCAATCTGATTGGATGGGAGACATTGATCTTCTTTTCAACCCGGTAGACTTCATTCAGGGATCCCCGTTCGACTACCCGAACTTAAGATTGTTTTATCGCCTCACAGAGTATGAGACAAGACTTGAATCATTTCTCAAGATCCGACTTGAGGAAAACGAAAATAGGTTCGTTCTGCTAGACTGGGTGGCGTTTCCCCTCAACTGGGCACAGTATACTGGGTGGGGGAGCCCACAGGTCAACACCGCGACCGTTGCTTCTTTTGCATCTAAATTCAACCCGGCATATTCTGGTCTATCCGAAGAAGCAAAAACCGCTTTCGTTGAAAACACTGTCATCCCTGCTTTCAATTTGCTTGTCGAACTTATCATCACAACCGCAATTCAAAAAGCAAAGGAAGACGCACCGAATTGTTCAATCGGGTTTGTGGGATTCCCGACCGGCATTCAACAAAACAGAATCAATCGGTCATTTGGATATGACTTCCCCGATCAGTCTTATGATCCCCGAAAAGCCAACACAACTTTCCAAAATATTATCAGGGTTCCAAGAGTAGACTATGGTAGTGTTACCCGTCCAACCCAGTCTGTGATTGACCAATTGGATTTTTATGTCGTAGACGCTATCACTTCCCACTTCTTTTTCGCTGATGACGACCAAACTCCGTTTGTTTTGAGTCAAGGAGAACCAGATTTTGCGGATGATGATGCGTTCGGTGGTGGCAGTGATCCTGTCTTTGACAACAATGATACGATTTCTCAAGTAGATCGAACACAAAACCGATTCTCGCAGTCTGACTATCAGATTTATCTCACAAGTAACATTGCCGAAGCAATTCGACTCCGAGAATTGAGTTCCACCCGCAAGCCAATTTTCCTTGTGGCGAGCGATGTCATCCGAATTCAATTTCAAAGATCTCTACCAAACTTTGTTAGTCCAACAGCCAACCCGTATGGTTGTCACTTCACTCTCCCATTTGGCACTTGGCAAGTTGACGATCTCAAAGGGTTTTCATTTGACAATGATAGTCTTATGGTCCGAGATATGGTGAAGGCGGCGAATCGAAACGGTCTCGATGGCATTATGTTTATGCTGCGAGGCAGCGATGATCCCCAAAACGGGGCATCATGGTCCTATGAATCTTCTACAAACTACTTTAGAACGACTTATGTGCCTATCATTGAAAGTGAACTGATTGGAGAAAAATATATGCTCACTGACACCCAACGCCCAAGCATCTCGCTCGTAGATAACTCAATGAGGGGGTCGCTTGTGATCACATGGAATCATATTCCCGGTGCTGAGAGATACTACTTGATCCGAGCGAAAGATCAAAGAAACTCAGCATACAAAGTTCTGACCGTTACTCAGAAAAATTTTGCGACCGATGAAGACATTCAAGACAACATCGACGGATCAGATTACTACTACAAAGTCATGGCGGTGGTGGACAATCAGTTTACGCCATTCTCAAATGCAGAAAAAGTCGATGCCGGATTCAGTCTACCTATAGGTAACACAGCGAAGATCAAATCTCCACCCCGAACGGGAGATCTTGCCGCTGGAACCGAAATTCGTTCTGCTGTTATGCAAAGAGGTATTGAAAGTGAAAGACGACCAGTCCGAGAAGCAAACATCATCAGTTGACGAAAAACTCGCCAACGCTCTAAATATTGCACTGCCGTCCATTGAAGAAAAGAAAGATAGTGAACTTTCGGAGGAAGAAAAGAACGCTATCATTGAAATGCAGCGGCGAATCACCCAAGAGATCAAAAAATCCAGTGAAACAAAAGCCGATACCGACTTCGATCTGGTCCGATCAGCATTGCAACGCCTTGCGATCCGAGGCGAGACGGCTTTCGAAGATGCCCTACGGGTTGCTGCGGAATCTGAATCTCCGCGAGCATATGAAGTGGTCTCGCAACTCTTGAAAACCACTATTGACGCGAATAAAGATTTGTTGGATATTCACAAGAGAAAGAAAGAGATTGAGGCGAAAGACCCAATCCGTGAACAACCGTCTTATAACCAGACAAACATTGAGAACATTGTTTTTCAGGGGACACCAGCCGACTTGCAGCGTCAACTCAAAAAAGTCATAAATGAGAAGGGTGACGATGAGTCAACCACTGAATAACAATAAACAGTCCTATTTGGGTAACCCGCTCATCAAGGGTGCAGGTGTCAAAGTTGAATTTACCAAGAAGCAGATCTTGGAATATGAACGATGCATGAATGATCCGATCTACTTCATCAAACAATATGTTCAGATTATCAATGTTGACAGGGGTTTGATTCCATTTGAATTGTATCCCTACCAAGAAAATATTATCAACACGGTTCATGATAATCGGTTTGTGATTTGCAAGATGTGCCGACAGAGTGGTAAGTCCACTACGGTCGCGTCATACATTCTACACTTTGTCAACTTCAACCCGGACAAGAAAGTCGCTATCCTTGCGAACAAACTTGCAATCGCAAAGGAAATCCTAGAGCGTATCAAGAGAGCGTTTCAGTATCTACCAAAGTGGATGCAACAGGGTGTAGCCGAGTGGAACAAAGAAAGTATCACACTCGAAAATGGATCCAAAATCATCGCGGCGGCTACTTCTAGTTCAGCGGTTCGTGGTGATACATTCAACCTTATCATGCTTGACGAGTTTGCGTTCATTCCGCCAAATCAAGCGGAAGACTTCTTTAGTTCGGTATACCCGACCGTTTCTTCCGGTAACACAACAAAGGTTCTGATCGTGTCTTGTGTTGGTAAAGATACAGCGGTTTTCACTGATAAGGGTATTCGAACTGTGGGTGATTTCGTGGACCACAATGCTCCGACGCATCCAAATATCGGATACGAGGTAGACCGGTACAACATTCAGGGTCATCGCAAAAGTCTCAATAGTGGAAATGTGATGGTCAATTCGGGTCGTGCCCCCACTCGAATCATCAAATCAACATCAAGTCAATTAGAGTGTTCACATGAACATAAACTCTGGGCGTGTAAAGATGGAAACTACGGTTGGCACAGATCCGGTGACCTTAATCCGGGAGACTATATCTCTGTTCAGTATGGAATGGATATATGGGGTGAAGATGACAGTCTAAATTGGAACTACACCCCAAGCAGCAAAGAGCGTAATGTATTCGATCCCGGATCAAAAATCACACCAGACTTGGCGTATTTTTTAGGATTATTCTTAGCCGAGGGGTCGGTTTATAAGACAGTTCGAAATGGCAATTGGGTCGGCTCGCGTGTCACGATAACATGCGGAGATGATGTCTCCGAATCAATCACCAAACTGGGTCTCAGTTATTCAAAAACCGATGATGTACACTACAGTATTGGAAGTATATCGCTTGCTCGGTTCTTAGAATATCTTGGGTTTGACCTGTCTTTGAAAGCAAAAACCAAAATCATTCCGCAGAAGATTATGAGCATGGGCAGAAAAAACATGATTCATTTTCTTCGAGGGTATTTTGACGGGGATGGTTGTATCGGAAAAACCCGTTTGCGAGTCTCCCTAGCATCGGCTTCTGAAACCATGCTCGATCAAATCAGAATGATTCTTTTGAATCTTGGTATTTTGTCATCAAAACACCATTCCCACATTCCCCCAAGCGATCTTGTCAGTGTCAAGTCTGATGTTTGGCAACTTCAATGCAACCCAAAATTTAGTCGAGAATTTCTGAAAGTAGTTGGATTTGGCATTGACCGAAAACAAAAGATTGCAGAAAATTATCTATTAGATCAAACCGCCCATAGACCCGGATCTAATCATGATGTTGTCCCTCACTCCCGCCGCCTGTACGATGAAATGGGTGTGAAGTATAGTCGAGCGGGAATGAAGCGTGGGAATATTCATTGGAGTAGAGAGCGATGTCTTGAAATTCAAGAGATTGAGGGAATCGTATCGGAGAACATAAAATGGGAACCTATTCGAGAGATAATCGAATCTGAAAATCAGGTGTTTGATTTTTCACTGGACCATGTTGAAAATAATTTTTGGTGTCATTCCGTTCTTTACAACGGCATCCTTGGTCACCAGACCCCCAAAGGCATGAACCATTTTTACAAGATGTGGACAGAAGCCGAGGAAGGTAGGTCCGACTATGTTCCCATTGCTGTTCACTGGACAGAGGTTCCGGGGCGAGATCAAAACTGGGCAGATCAACAGATTCGAAACACAAGTATTCAACAGTTCGAGCAGGAGTTTGAATGCCTGACTCCCGAGACTCCTATATACCTCCGAGATAAAGAGACGGGTGAAATCGTTGAAATGACTATAGGAGAAGCGTATGAACTCATCGGTACAGGACAAGATAGTGAAACTGGCTGAAAGCGGATGCTCGCAAAGAGAGATTTGCCGCCAGTTGAAAATCGGCGACTCCCGGAAGGTCAAAAACATCTTATCTCATCATGACATACAAACATCATATGGTTCGCACACAGAAACTATGAAAGAACTCTATGAGTGTGTGAAATGGACTACTACAACAACCCCGAAGAAATTATTCGTGAAACCCTTGAATATCTGAGATCATAAATGCCTAACAACTTTGAAATCTTGACCCCCGAAGGTTGGAAAGACTTTGACGGTATTCAGAAAGTCCACCGACCTGCACGATTCGAAATCACCTTTGAATCTGGAAAGACTATCGGCTGTTCGGAAAACCATCGAATGAAAGTCAAGGATCATGGGTGGGTATCTGTAGAATGGTTCGAGGTTGGAACTGTTGTAGAAGCCGAAGATGGGATTGACATGGTGACGAGCATTGAACTCGTCAAAGAAGCGGTTGATTTATACGATCCCCTCAATGTTCAAAGTTCAGACCATTCGTATACCGCCAATGGTCTCGTTCATCATAATTGTTTTTTCCTTGGCTCGGCAAACACTTTGGTATCAGGTCCAAAACTCAGATCCCTTGCATATAAGACACCGAAACTAGAACAAGATGGTCTCTCGGTATATCATGACCCAGAACCGGATCATGAATACATGACCATCTGTGATGTCTCGCGAGGAATGCAACAGGACTACAGTGCATTTACCGTCATCGACATTACCGAAGTTCCCTACAAGATTGTAGCCGTATATCGGAACAACAAGATTCCACCATTGGTGTATCCCGAAGTCATTCACCGGGTGGCAAACAAGTATAACGAATCGTGGATTCTGGTCGAGACAAATGATGCAGGTATGCAGGTAGCCGACAGCCTCTATGAAGACTACGAATATGAAAATATGATTATGACTTCCATGAAGGGTCGAAAAGGACAGGTTGCCGACTCTGGATTCGGTTCAGGTCAAAGTCAACGGGGAGTCAAAACCACCAAGAGTGTCAAGCGTATCGGTTGCTCGATCCTCAAAGACTTGATCGAAGATGATAAGTTACTGATCGACGACTACAACACAATTCAAGAACTATCTACTTTCATTGCGAGAGCCGGGAGTTACGAAGCCGATGTCGGTCACAATGACGATCTTGCCATGTGTCTTGTTCTATTCGGCTGGGTTACAACCCAACCCATCTACAAAGATATTATGAGTATGGATACTCGTAAAATTCTTTATGAAGACCGATTGAAGGAAATCGAAGATCAATGGGCTCCATTTGGGTTCATCAATAATGGGATCGTTGACGATGAGGACTCTTTTGTGGATGAATCGGGGGACAGGTGGACCACCATTTCACGGAAGCATAAGGACGACGACGATTATGATTGGTGATATCCGAATCGCGGAACATTGAGAATGCTAAATAACCTCGTATAAAACAGAACAAACACTCCCTTTAGGAGATACAACATGCCTTTTCAATTGTCACCCGGAATCGAAATCCAAGAGCGTGATCTTACCACAATCATTCCCGCAGTCGCGACGACTGCTGGTGGGTTCGTGGGTGCGTTTGTCTGGGGTCCAGTAAACCAAAGAGTCCTGATTGATAGTGCAAAAAACCTAAGATCTCTCTTTGGCGATGCACCCAACGATCAAGCATACATTTCCGGTGGAATCAACGGCGCAGCAGTTGACTGGCTCACCGCAGGGGCGTTTCTAGGGTATGGAAACAACTTGAATGTTGTTCGTATCGTCGGAAGCGGATCTAACAGCGCAAACAGTGCTGGGACTACCAGTGCAGTTGCAATCAACAACGATTCAGATTTTGAATCGAAGTCGGACTTGGGATTCGGAGCATCTTATGGTAACTTCGTCGCGAAGTATCCGGGTGCTTTGGGTAACAGTCTCATGGTGTCTATCTGTGACAACCTTGGCGTTGGTACAAGCACCGGACAGGTTTACCGAATCGTTTGTGATGCTGCTGACGAAGGCACTTTCACCGATGTTCCAAACCCGAACCCACAAACCGCAATCGGTAGCACTTGGGCGGGTATTGGATCCGACACGGTTATGCCAACTGCGAACACCGGATTCAAGTTGCTTTCTAAGCGTCAAGAGGGAACTTCGTTCGTCTACTATGTCGAGTCTACAGGCAGTGCTTTTGCTTCAACTCTTGATGGTGTGACTTCGGGAAGCCTCTACCTTTGGTTCGCAGAAGATGTCCGATTCGCAATCAATGTTGATGCTGACGGCGACTTTGAAGTTTACAAGTCAAACTCCGCGACCGATGTCAACTTCGGAACGGCGTTCAATGTCTGGGAATACCGAGACAACTTCGAAGACAATCCCGGAACCTCTGAATACACAACGGCTGTTGCCGGATCCAATGATGAATTTCACATTGTGGTTATCGACCAAGTTGGTCTATGGTCTGGAACACCGGGAACTGTTCTCGAAAGATTCCCGTTTGTTTCGAAAGCAGCAGATGCTAAGAAGGATGATGGGACTTCGAATTACTGGGTTGATGTTCTAAGAACTTCTTCTCGATACATTTGGGGTACAGACGCTACTTTCCCAAGCAGCACGGGATCCGAAGAATTCTCTGGCGATGCTGAAAGTAACACTTTCGGTTCAGTAGGTGTTCGAGACTTTGTTCTCTCTGGTGGTGCCAACGGTTCACTACCGACAGCAGCAAACTATGTCACGGCATACACCGATTACTTTGCAGACCCGGAAGAAGTTGATGTCCAACTTCTCATCGGTAACGGAGCAAACAGCGAAGTTGATGCAAAGACCATTGCCGACTCTCTCATCAGTATTGCAAGTGCTCGTCGAGACTGCTTGGCGTTCATTTCGCCTGCTCTCAATGATGTCAACCTTGCCGACAAGAATACGGTTCTCAAGAATCTTCTAGAATTCCGTAACACTTTGACCAGCAGTTCTTACGCTGTTCTGAACAGCGGTTGGAAGCGTCGATTTGATGCCGCTAATGATACTGAGCGTTGGATCCCACTCACCGGTGATATCGCGGGTCTTTGTGTTCGAACCGACCAACTTGCTGATTCATGGTTTAGCCCCGGTGGTTTCAACCGTGGTCAAATCCGAAACAGTATCCGTCTGGCATACAACCCGAACAAAGTGGCAAGAGATAGACTGTATGCGGCTGGTATCAATCCTGTCGTCGCATTCCAAGGTGAAGGAACCGTTCTTTACGGTGACCGAACCCTCTTGAGCCGCCCATCTGCTTTCCGCTCAATCGGAGTTCGTCGTCTGTTTATCGTCATGGAAAAAGCAATTGCAACGGCTTCGAAGTACTTCCTCTTTGAGTTCAACGATGTTGCAACTCGGGCAGCATTCCGAAACCTTGTTGAACCGTTCCTGCGAAACATTCAGGGGCGACGAGGCATCACCGATTTCCGTGTTATCTGTGATAATACAAACAACACGGCGGAAATCATTGATTCGAACAACTTTGTTGCTGACATCTTTGTAAAGCCAAACCGTTCGATCAACTTCATTCAACTCAACTTCATCGCGACACCAACCGGTATCTCGTTTGAAGAAGCATCATCGGGTAACGCCGGAATCAATCAGTAATCCAGTAGCGCGAGGTAACTATACATGTCACGAATCGACGATTTCAAAATGGCAATGAGTGGGGGTGGTCTAAGACCAAACCTATTCCGTGTCCGGGGTAACTTTCCCGGTGGTGCCACCGGTCCCTTGGGGACCGCTCTGGGTGCAATCGCTGGTGCAGTCGGGGGAGATGCTGGTGATGCTCTAGGTGGTGCCGCAAACCTTTTGGGTGGCGGTGGACCTGCTAGAAAACTTGAGTTTCTTTGCAAAGCCGCTGCTATCCCAGCGTCCACTCTGGGATCGGTCGCAGTTCCATACCGTGGTCGGCAGGTCAAAATTCCGGGAGACCGAACCTTTGAGGATTGGACGATTACAATCCTTGAAGATACAGACTTTTCCATCCGAGATGCGTTTGAGCGTTGGAGCAATGCTATCAACTCTCACCGTGAAAACATTGGCACAACAAGTCTGCTACAAATCGGACAACGATGGGAAGTTGACCAGTTGGACAGATCCGGTTCGGTTCTCCGAACTTACACCATCGAAGACTGCTTCCCAACAAGCATTGCAGAAATCCCACTCTCGATGGAATCCAACGATGCCATTTCTGAATACAGTGTTACGCTGGCATATTCTTACTGGACCTCTGCTTCGACAACCTAACACAATTATTGCATTATAACACCATTCATGTTAGTGTGCAAAGCAGACCCGCCATGCCTCTCGTCACCCGCAGGACGATGCACACTTTGGCGGGTTTTTTAGTCCTACATATATGATGAGTCCCCCTTATAGGAAAACACGATGGCAGGAATGACAAAAAAATACCAGTTTGCAGGGTGGCAGTTCAAAGCCACTAAGAAGCAAACTTCGAACATGAGAAAACTTGGGTCTTTTGCGAGACCCATGGATATAGACGGCTCTTATACCATCGAAGCCAGTGGTGGATTTTTCGGTCAGGCAATCGACCTTGATGCTGTATTCCAAAGTGAAGTCGAACTCATCCAGAAGTATCGAGAGATTTCTAGTATCCCAGAAGTCGATATGGCGATTGAGGACATTGTAACTGCCAGTATCGTGACGGGTGACCAAGAGCAAATCATCGAATTGGACTTGGGTAAAACTGAAGTTGATGAGGCGACCAAAGAGAAGATGCAAGAATCCTTTGATGAGATTCTTGAACTTTTAGACTTCAACACTGAATGTTATGACTTGTTTCGAAGATGGTATATCGACGGGAAGATTTACTTCCATAAGATCGTAGACACCAACAAACCAAAAAATGGGATTCAGGAACTTCGTCAGATTGATCCGACCCGAATGCAGAAGATCCGAGAAATCGTCGAAGAAACGGATGAGTCTGGAAACACGATTATCAAGGATTACCAAGAATACTACACTTACCTTGACGATTCGTCGTGGGGCGGATACGGATATGGCGGAAACAAGGTTTCTGTTTTCCCTGATGCTATTGCTTATGCCCCATCCGGTCTATATGACCCACAGAAAAACATGGTGTTAGGGTATCTTTACAAAGCAATCCGACCAGCAAACCAGTTGAGAATGCTTGAGCATGCTGTTGTGATTTACCGACTTGCCCGCGCACCTGAACGCCGAGCGTTTTACATTGACACCGGTTCGCTTCCTAAAAATCGAGCAGAGCAGTATGTCCGCAAACTCATGACTCAGTATCGCAACAAGATTGTTTACGATGCAAACACTGGTGAACTGAGAGACAACAACCGCCACTTGGCAATGACCGAAGACTACTGGCTACCGCGTCGTGAAGGGTCTCAGGGAACCCAAATTGAGACTTTGCAGGGCGGTCAAAACTTGGGAGAAATCGAAGATGTTCGATACTTCCAAAAGAAACTCTATCAATCGCTCTATATTCCGATCACCCGACTTGAACCCGAAACCGGGTTTAGTCTGGGTCGAGCGTCAGAAATGACCAGAGACGAATTGAAGTTTTCGAAGTTTGTTGATCGACTGCGAACCCGCTTTGCTGCTATTTTCTATGATCTTCTCAAAACTCAGGTTATTCTCAAGGGTATTATGACCCTAGATGAATGGCAAGAAATCTCCAACGACATTTTCTTTGACTTCCGCCGTGACAGCCATTTCACCGAACTCAAAGAAGCGGAATTGATGACCGAGAGAATGAACTTACTTCAAAGTCTCGATCCATATGTCGGCAAGTATTTCTCACACCGACAGATTAGGCTCGATATTCTTCGCCAAACCGAAGAAGAAATCGACGAAATCGACAAGCAGATTGAGAAAGAGAAAGACAATTCCCAATACGCGGATGCAGACAATGATGGTTTTGGTGGCGGTGGGTTTGGTGGCGGTGGGTTTGGAGATGAACCGGGTGGTGGATCCGATCAATCCGATGATGACGAGGGTGGGTTTGGGTATGATGAACCACCCACACCATCTTCCAGAGAACCGGGTCTTCCACCGGAGCAACAACTTCCGGATGACGAAGACAAAAAAGATTCGCAGAGGGGTGATCAATGAGACTAAATCTATCCGAAGCCGCGCCACCGGACAAGTCTATTGAGACTTGGATCAAGAAAAACAAGAAGCGGTTTACTGACCGCTACGGTGAAGACGAGGGTGTTTCAATTCTCTATGGTAGAGCATGGGACATGTATAACTCCCGCAAGGAGAAAAGCGAATCGCTCTCTGAAGAAACAATTCGCGTCAAGTTTGCCAACCCATCCAAAGCCAAGTTGTTTGTAAACACTGCCAAAGATCTTGGATTGGTCAAGAAAGATTCGGTTTCAGGGAACACGGCGACCATTGTTTCACAGAGTGGTAGTGGTGATATCGTGAAGTCACTTGCCGACGATGCGGATGGAATTCTTGTTGAAAATTGGAACTCAGTTTTCGAGGCGATCTACACAAAGAATTCTCAGTCTGTCGGTTCTATCAAACTGAGTCCCGTTCAGGCATCGGCACTACTTTTGTTCTCAGAATCCCTATCCGATCCAAACAAACGCCGACTAATATCCGAGTTCAACGATGGGAATTCGCTAAATACTCTTGTAGAACAGTCACTAAACTGGTATCTACACAACCATGTTTCGGAGAAGAAATAACAATGGACAGCCGACTTTCAATTCGTAAAATGCTCCGCTCATATCAAAACGGAGACTTTCGGTCTGCGAAGAAACACTTTCAGACTGCAATGAACACCAAAGCCCACATTGCATTGGAAGATCGAAAGATTGAAGTTGCAAAGGGTATGTTCAAAAAGGACAAGTAATGGCTCGACTTATTACTGAATACAATCCTGAGATCTCTGTTCTTACCGAAAGCAACGGTAAAGAGAAATCTTATTACATCGAAGGAATATTCCTTCAAGGGGATATTCGAAACGGTAACAACCGTGTATACCCCATGCCAGTTTTGGACCGGGAAACCGCTCGATACATCAAAGAATCTATCGACACCAATCGCGGCTACGGTGAACTGGAACACCCGGAAGAACCGAAGATCCACCTAGAACGAGTCAGCCATAAAATCGTATCCCTCAAGAAAGAGGGAAAGAATTACATTGGTAAGGCTTTGATTCTGGATACCCCCAAAGGGCAAACTGTCAAAGGTTTGCTCAAGGGTGGGTTCAATCTAGGCGTGTCTTCACGCGGCGTTGGTTCAGTCGAAGAACGAAACGCGGTGAGTTATGTTCAGGAAGACTTTCGTCTTGTCACGGCTGCTGACATCGTTGCTGATCCATCGGCTCCGAGTGCATTCGTCAATGGAATCATGGAAGGTGTTGTGTGGGTATACCGCAACAGCAACTGGGTTCGCAAGGCAGAGATTGCACGAAAAGTCATTAAGAACACCCCCAGTCGCAAACTTCGAATGGCGGAAGCCAAGGTCTTCGAAGATTTCATGAATGATCTCAGAGGGTAAAGTTTCACTCTGAAACCACAGATTTCCTAAATAAACAACAGATTGACCAAGACCATTTACAGGAGATATTCCACATGGCATCTGAATTAAACGCAATTGAAGAAGCACGCAGACTGATGGAAGGTGCTGCCGATTCAATTCAAGGCAAGAATACCAAAGATGAAATGAGTGACCAAGAAGACGCAGATGCCGTAGATGCTTCCGCAGAGCAGGAGCGTGATGGCACCGAGGAAACCTCTGGTGACTCTGAAAATCGTCAAGACTCAAACACTTCTGATACTCGCAGTATGCAAGAGTCAGATTATGAGGATGATGACGAGGAAGAAATGGAAGAATCGAAATCCGAAGTCAAGCCCGAGTATGATGAACTCGACAATAACCCGAACGATGAGGGTCTTATCGAGTCTGATGACGAGGACGATGAAGACGAAGATGTTATCGAGTCGGATGACGAAGATGACGAAGATGACGATTCTGAAACCGTCTCCGAGCGTATCATGAGAATGGTCCGCGAAATGGATGACGAAGACGAAGACGACGAAATGTCTGAGTCTGACGATGAAGACGAAGATGATGACAAAGAAATGTCTGAGTCGGATGATGACTACGAAGACGAAGACGACGAAATGTCTGAGTCCGATGATGAGGATTATGATGACGAAGAAATGTCTGAGTCTGACGATGAAGACGAAGATGACGAAATGTCTGAATCCGACGACTATGACGACTATGACGACGAAACTGACGATATGGTTGAGAAGCGTCTAAAGGAAATGGACGACGACGAGGAAAACAAAGAGAAGATGGACGAGCATTACAACGCTATCTTCTCTAAGAGTCAGAAGAACCTCACCGAGGAATTCAAGGCTCATACCCGAACCGTCTTCGAAGCCGCTGTTCGTGAGCGTGTACACGGTCTTGCTCACTCTCTAACTGAGCATTACAAGACCAAGTATGCCGTTGCAAAGACCAAGGCATATAACCGCGCAAACAAGCAGGTTGAAAACCTAGTTGATGGTATTGACCGATTCCTCTCGGCGACCATCAATGAGTGGGTTGAAGATAACCAAACGGCAATTGATAGCGGTCTCCGTGGTGAACTTCTTGAATCTCTCCAAGAGAACATCTTCCGTGTCTTCGAAGAACACCACATTGAAGTGCCTACGGGTAAGTTCAATGTTCTCGATGAGATGCACAAGGAAACCGAAATCCTCAAGACTGAACTCAGTGAGCAGATCGCTAAGAATGTTGAACTACGCAACAAACTCAATGAGCAAAACTGCGAGCGTGAGTTTGATCGTCTGACTTCAAACCTTTCTTCGGTCGGTCGTGCAAAGATTGCCCGTCTTGCGGAAGGTATCGAAACTTCTGATCCCAAGAAGTATTCTTCGAAGATCAAGACCCTCGTTGAGACCTACAGCGAAGATCGTAAGACTTCGCGTTCGAACAAGCCAACTAAGGATACTACCGAAACGATTGTCAATGGTAAGTCCCGAAACCTCAGTGAGGTCAAGGAACTCATCGACGACGAATACGCCGGAATGGATCCGCTCACCAAGTCTCTAATTGAAGGCGCAAACCGCGTCATCCGTGATTTCTAATCTGAAAGTTCTAATTTACTAAATACCACTGTTGGGGAAATGTTACCCCGATCCAGTGTTCACAAAGGGAGAATCCACAATGGACTTCAATGATCAAATGAATATGTACGAATCTCTTTCGAAGCAGTGGAAGCCTCTGCTTGAAAGTAAGAAATATCCGCAGATCAAGGACTCTTACCGCAAGCGAGTGACTTCTGTTCTTCTAGAGAACCAGAAGAAGTTCCTGCGTGAGTCTAGCGATCATCATAACAAGACCGGCAATGTTGACAAGTGGGATCCAATTCTCATCAGTCTCGTTCGCCGTGCAGCCCCACAGTTGATCGCTTACGATATCTGTGGTGTTCAGCCAATGAGCGGTCCTACCGGTCTCGTATTCGCTCTCCGAGCAGCATACGGTAAGAACGGTGGAAGTGTCGAAGCGGCACAGGAAAATGAGGCTCTTGGTCTCACTGAACCAGCATCCGCGTTCTCTGGTACTTCGGCTCTTGGACAGACTTCTTCGGTTGGAACCCAAGACTTCTCGTTCGGTGTGAGCGGTGCATCCCGTTCAGACCTCGGTACCACTAACGCAATCATCGGTCGTGGTCTCGATACTGCGATTGGTGAGCGTCTTGGTTCTGCCAATAATGAAGCATTCAACGAAATGTCGATCAACATCGACAAGACTTCGGTTGAAGCAAAGACCCGTGGTCTCAAGGCTGAATACACCATGGAACTTGAGCAAGACCTCAAGGCTCTCCACGGTCTCGATGCCCAGACCGAACTCGCCAACATGCTCTCGACTGAAATCCTTGCGGAAATCAACCGAGAAATCATCCGTCTCATCTACAAGGTCGCTAAGACTGGTGCGCAGCAGACCACGACTGCGGGTGCATTCGACCTGCAAGTTGACTCTGACGGTCGCTGGTCGGTTGAGCGATTCAAGGGTCTCTTGTTCCAGATCGAGCGTGAGTGCAACGCGATTGCCAAGGAAACTCGCCGTGGCAAGGGTAACTTCATCATCACTTCGAGTGATGTTGCTGCCGCCCTCGCAATGGCTGGTGTTCTTGACTACGCTCCTGCGCTTCAGTCGAACCTTGAAGTTGACGATACCGGTAACACCTTTGCTGGTACCATCAACGGTCGAATCAAGGTTTTCATTGACCCTTACCACTCTGCCTCAGCAAACAACGAATACTTCGTTGCTGGCTACAAGGGTCCTAACGCGATGGATGCTGGTCTGTTCTACTGCCCGTATGTTCCGCTCCAGATGGTACAGGCAGTTGGTGAAGATACCTTCCAGCCGAAGATCGGCTTCAAGACTCGCTACGGCGTTGTCGCGAACCCGTTCGTCGTCAATGGTAGTAACACCCCCGACGCACAGAATATGACTGCGAACATCAACCAGTATTACCGCTATGTCCATGTCGCTAACCTGCTTGCCTAATAGCAGATAACATGGACCTCTACAAGGTCTAAAACAAAACCCCGGATATCCGGGGTTTTTTCATGCCTTGATTTTTGTGAAACTCAGCCGTCAATCTTGGAATCGTATTCCGACCATGAATGTTCTAAAATTTCACTCTTACCGTCCGGGCTAATTGCCACACTGGTTGTACAAACGGCAATTCTTTCTTCGGGGTCTTCCCACAGCCAATCAAATTCTTCTACATCGTCGATTTCTTCGATTCTTGTTTGATTGACTGCATGGTGGTAAGATACTGTTGTGCAGAGTAGAGTTTGGTCATCATCCCATGCGATAATCTCATCAATAGCATAGTGACTTCCGAACATGGGAACGAATCCCTCAAAAACTCCAATAGATTTCCATGGTAGTTTTTCCGGGTCGTTGAAGTCAAAGAAGTGAATCTCATATGCTCCACCCCAGTAACACCCGTGGACTGCGATGATACTGTGGTCCGGAGAAATAAGAGCATCCGCCATACAAAATCCGGATCCAACCTTGGCTTCTTCACCAATCCAACTAGTCTTTTCCCCAGTATTCAGGTTGACAACCGTAACACCTTGATAATCTTCCCCGCATAGCAAATAGTCATCTTTCGTCTTGAGATGGTTTTCACACCACGCAAGAGGCATGCGACCGTAATTTCTCAGAACCGTGCCAATCTTGTCCCGAGAACCCTTTCGGAAGATCACAGATTCACAATAATCCCAGCCGGTATCGGAAATTTTATAGGGAACGATTTCAACATAGTAACGATCACTGGGGGATATTTCGGTTCGCGAGTTTTCCAGTTTCGGCTTTCCAATTTTGAAAGCGTCTTCAACCATCAACCGCTTTTTCTTATACCACTCGGACTCGATTGCTGAACTCATGTTGACTCTTTCTTTTGCATCTTCGTAAAGTCTTTCCGCATGTAAAATTCGATCACGCGGTCGAACTTATCTATCATCGTCTGCCCACGATGAGAAATCACAAAGACATTTGTCCTGTCGTTGCTGACCAGTTGAAGAAGTTCCATGAAGTCGTCTACACCTGCGGAGTCAAGTGAAGAATCAAACACTTCATCAAGCACAAGCAGATTGGTGTTGGTGCTGTTTTTGAGACGGGCAATCTCACGCCATGCCAACAGAATAGCGATGTTGATCCGAAACTTCTGACCCTCGGAAAATGAGTTGTATGAAAATTCATCCCGGTGTCGGCTCTTGACGGTTTCTTTGAAATTCTCGTCCAAATTGAAGTTTACAAAGAAGTCCATCTTTTGGAGATACTGGTTGATGAACTTGTTCATGATCGGCAGGTATTGGCGAATGATCTTCGATTTGATACCCGTGTCTTTGAGAATCGTTTCCGCAATCTTGAGATAGTGTTGTTCTTCGATAACATTCTTCCGCTTGCTTTCAGACTTTTGCTTATCATCTTTGAAGGATTCTAGTTTGCTCTCACTATCCGTGGTGTCTGAATTGGAATTTGTCTGATCCTGAATCTTTGCGGATACCTTAGCCATGTAGGTTTCGAATCCACGAATCTCAGATTGAAGATCAGAACGCTGATCATTGAATGATCGGATCTCTCCCATAATCTTCTGGTGTTCCTGCATGATCGACTTTTGCTCGCCGATAAGAACCTCAACCTGATCCAACGCCTCGTCCAGTTTACCCATCCGATCCTTTTGCTCTGAGATGGATTTCTGCTTGAAGTCATCATCAATATCCTGTGAGCATGTTGGACATGTTGAGTTATGTTCATAGAACTCGATTGAGTCTTTGATCTTACCCATCTTGGCTTGGACTTTTCGCTTCATCTGAACCGAACGGTCATAGAGAGAGATAGATCCCTCTTTAGTGAAAGCCGTCTGTGTCAGTTTTTTGATCTTCTCATCAAGTGAGGATATTGCTTCCCAACGCTCGCCGATCTGTTGCTTTGCGTTTTCAATTTCTTCCTCCAACTTTTTGATGCTCTGTTGATCTTTCTCCCTGATTTTTCGAATGTGGTCCTGTTGGAGTTCGATCTTCTCTTTGATGATATGGATCTGCGAGTCACAGTATGCCAGTTCAGATTCAGAGTCTTTGATCTTCTGTTTGAGGACAACATTCATGTTAGAGAATACCTGAATGTCCAGAAGATCTTCAATGACCGCTCGACGATCCATAGCAGACAACTGCATGAATGGGGTAAAGTTAGACGCCCCGAGAACCACAATCTGAGTGAATGATTTGTAGTTCAGTTTGAGGATACTCTGCTCAAGATACTTCTGGTAGTCTCTGGCAGTGCTGTCTTGATTGAACAGAGTTCCATTTTGATAGATCTCAAAGATGCCGGGCTTCTGTCCACGACGAATCATGTAGTTGGTGTTCCCGATAGTAAACTCACACTCAACCATACAGTCTTTTTCATTGATCGAGTTCGTCAACTGCGGCTTGTTGATATTTCGGAAAGCCTTGCCGAATAGGGCAAAGCATAGAGCGTCCAACATTGTTGATTTCCCGGCTCCGTTTTCACCGAGAACTAAAGTTGTTGGTGACTCCGCAAGGTCAACTTCAATGAAAGAGTTACCGGTTGCCAGAAAGTTCTTCCAGCGAATTTTCTCAAAGATGATTCCACTTTGTGTGTTACTCAAAGATTCACCGCTTCCGTATAAATCTCGCTCATAATTTTCTTGAGTCGATCAGGGTCTTGAACTTCACTCATATTATCAATCTCTTTGCGAATGAGCGTTAGAGTATCTTCGGTTAGATCTATCGTGATCTTCTCATCGTCAAAGTTGTTCGCAAGAGTGGTATCAACAATTCGGATTTGAAAGCATTCGACCTCATACAATTTGCTGATGAGTCGGTCGAATGTATAGGGGTCTTTCTTGTCAACAACCACAACCTTTACGAAGCACCCATTATACTCCGAAAAGTCTTGGTTGTCAAAGTCATAATCGTTTGCATCGTCGTCATACTTGAACACCTTGAAGATGCTGTCGGGATTGGGAATAAACTCCAACTCCCCTGTATTGGTGTCAAAGATATGATACCCCTTGGGTTGCCCGTAGTCTCCAAATGTCAGAGGATAGGGAGTTCCCAGATAGTGAATGTTGTCTTTGGTGTGTTTCTTATGGAAGTGACCAGACAAAACACAGGGGAACCGACTGAACTGACTTGCTTCGATTCCGTCATTGCAAAGAATGTTCGCGTTCATTTCGAATCCGTTGATTTCGAAGTGACCGCAAAGAATCTGCGCTTTGGTTTTTGCGATGAAGTCCGAACACTTCTTTTGATTTTCTCGGTTGATCCATGGGATCATACCAAAGGTAAACTCACCAAACTGAATCTCTGTGGGATCGTTGTATACCGTAAAGCAATCGAGCGGTGCAAGAATTTCATTCACGGACGATACATCGTTTGTGTTCTTGTAGTAGGTGTCGTGGTTTCCGATGATCGTGTGCCAATGCATACCCAAACGCTCTGCTGGCTCAATGAATCTTTTCTTGACCCAGTTGAGTGTGCTGATATTCAGATATTTACGGCGGTCAAAAACATCACCAAGATGAATACCGGTGGTAATACCCTCGGCATTCATTTTTTCATAGAACGAATCAATAAACTTTTGCTGTGAGTCTGCAATAAGGGCATGATCGTTTCTTGCCCCGAAATGGGTATCACAGAGAATCGCAATTTTCATAATAAAATTCCTGTATCAGGACTGATCTTTGTCCTCAATGATGCGATAGGTCTTATCGCCCAAGAGGATGAGAGAACCCACCTTGAGTTTATTCAGATCGTAATTCTCCAAGAGAACTTCTTGAATCTGTTGGCGGGCTTTGCTTACTTCAATGGTCGGATATTTCTTTTGTTCAGTCGTCATCCTTTTTCTTTTCCTTTGTCTTGTTCATGAGTTCGGTCATTTTCCCAGTCTTGGGCTTCTTGGGTTTCTTCCCACCTATAGATTGATTCTCGGCAATGTCACGGGATGGAATTTTGAGATAGTCCGCAAGCCGTTCTTCCGGCGTACCCTCAAACCCCTCGCGCTTTAGCCACTGATCAAATGTTCCTCGACTATCCATTTCTCGGATAGCATCGAATTTGATTTGGGCTTGCTTCTTCTCTTTCTCAATCCTTTTAATAAAAGCATAGTAGCAAAATTGCGTAAAGTATGCAAAGGGGTTGCTGCCTTTGTTCGGATCCCAGTTGTGAATATATGTCAAGCAATTCTCAATGGCATCCCCAATCATATCTTCGACATAGGGATAGAAAGCCCAGTTGGGGGCTTTGGCGTAGTTCCTTGCAATGTCAAAGATACACTGACCGATATAGTTGTTCGGCGGCGGGAGTTCAGTGCGATCAAGTTCGATGCCTTTTTTCGCGGCTTTCTGTCTCTCCTTTTCGCACTGCTCCCAGAACGCTGTCATCTCCGCAAGAAACTTGTCCTTGTCAACATAGTGACCTTTGGCGTTTCTTTCGGTTTTTTCGTCCGTCAGGTAAAACGGCTTTTTCTCATTCTGACCATCTATCATGTGGATTCCACTTCTTCTTTTTCATAGTATCTGTGTCGTTACCCAGTTGATCCTCGTCTCCGGGGTCGTGACCCCAGTTGTGATCGTTTGGATCCTGTGTATGATTTTCACCCATATCACAACCTTTCCTCATTTCGCTAATTATACCACAATCCAACAAAAAGTCAACTACATTTCGGATTTCCGTGGGACTTGGGGTAGAAATTCCATCCATGGTGGTTCCACGGTTTTGCATTTTCGGGTCACCCCACTTAGAATTTAGAATTTTTTCCATATCCACTTCGTAACAAAGGTCTTCAATATCCATGAGAAGTTCGTCCTCCTCTGTCAATTGGTCATTCATTGAAACCCCAGTTTCCTTTTCGATTTTGGAAACCATTTCATCATACTCAAAGGCAATATCGGGATTCGGATCGGATAGGGTCAAGACCTGTTTTCGGTCCACCTCACACACAGTTTTGTCTTCACTGAACAGAAGCCAAGACCGGTATCGAATTTGATACTGGTGATCCTTACCTTGATTCTCTAGAACGAGAACCATTGGAAAATAGAACTTGAGGAGTTGCGGATTACCGGTAACGGTCTCGACATATGAAATGATGTTTTCACCACTACTCATCTTTACCACTTGAATTCCTAGTGATTGCATTGGGAGTCCCCTGTGTTAGGTCAATGGGTATGACTCGATACGGGTGACTCTCGCTAATGTAGATTTCCACCCGTTTACGGAAGTGCGATAGGGCGAAATTCCTCCTGATCTTGTAGGATAGATCGTCAGCAATATCATAGACTGTAACGATCTCTTTATCTTCTGCTTTACGCAGACCTCGACCGATGGACTGCTTGACAGTCACCGGGGCTTTTGTAGGCGATGCCATGATGATATTATGCAATCGCCGAATGTTGATACCGGTAGAGAATGTTCCATACGATGCAATGATAACTGCATCGTCTTCTTTTTCAACCAGTGATCGAATTTCTTCTCTGGTGTCTTTCGGGACACTACCATCGACATAGTAGACAGACCGCCCGGTATGAGCCAATTTGGATTCCATGAGTTCTTTCAGCGTCTTTCCATGCTTGTCGATATACTGAAAGAGCATGAGGGTGTTACCCCTGAGTTTGCATGCAAGGTCTGTCACAAACTCACTACGCGGGTTGTGTGCGCAGATAAAGTCCATTTCATCCGGATACCTCATGCCACACACAACTTTGCGGTCATGTTCCGGGTAAGACAGTCTCAGACAGTTGATTTGAATCCCAGATGAGATTTTCTTGTCGATCATTTCTTTGGTTGTGATAACCTGTTTGACCGGACCATATAGACCCTCAAGGACAAGACGATGGATACTCGACTCTTGAAGATCCCGAAGTGTACCCGTCATACCATGTCGGCGATAAGCATGGATACATGAAGTCATGATTCTCTTAGCAGACTGGGCTTCGTATCTGTGGCATTCGTCTCCAATGACAACTCCAAACTGTTCGAAGTATTTCTTCGGAAGTTTGTAGATCGACTGCCAAGTTGAAATATAGATCTGCTTTTCGCTGGTGTTCAACTGCCCTTCATAAATCTTATGACAGTGGTCCTCAACATTCCATTTGATAGCCGATGAGTAATCAGCAAAGTCAGAATACAACTGATCAACCAACTGAACAGTTGGGACCATGATGAGAATCTTGTTTGCCTTGTCTGTGAAGATTTGTTGCTGATAGTATCTTGCCATCGCGTAAGCGATGACGGACTTACCAGATGATGTCGGTGACAGCAAAATTGATCGACCAGTGCGAATGGCGTGACCGAATCCTTGGATCTGGTGGGGGTGTGATGTGATTTCTTTTCCATTGGATCGCAGGTGAAGCCCCTGCATGAAATCCGCAGCGTTCTCATCATTGAACCCAACAACACCACCGCCCAAAAAATCAATCGCCTTTATCGAGTCACCTGACTGACCTGCAAAGTGCATGACATGACCGACCAGACCCGATAGGGTCTGCCCGGTCTTCTGACTCAATAGGCGAATCTTACCATCCCACTTACGGGATTTGTACGCGGGGGACCATTGTTTGTTCGGCGAGTCGAAAGTAAAATAGTCGGTGAGTTCACGCATCGTGGATTCTGAGTCACACGCAACGCGGATTTGAGCAGCATCAAGTTGGTAAATTTCAATCTTGCCCATATCTGTATATAGGCAGATTGTAGAACTAGACAATATATTCCTTACCAGAAATCGTTACAGTTCGGTTGACAATTTGCAAACCCTGTTGGGTGAATTTGATAAGAGGGGTGTCCAGATAGGCGTGTCTGACCCCACCCGCTTCTAGGATCTTGAACCCAGCATAGATGCTATCCATCCACTGGGATCTTGCCCGCTCGTCTACACTGTTCAGAAAGTGATTCAACATTGATCGGTGACCAATCACAATGTTCACTTTCGAGTTCACAATGGCTCTGGCGCAATCAGCGCAAGCGTACCATGGGCAAACCATCGTCCAAGTGGAATCACGGTTTACCGTTGCCCTATTGAGAGTTGCCAGAGCATCACGCTCCGCATGCTCAGTGTAGTAATACTTGTTTGGTCTAGAATCAAGATCGCCGATTCGTCCCACCTTTTCCCAATTCTGTAGTTCTTCGGAGACTCGATTTGCTCCAAAGTAATGCGGTCGAAAATCTTGGTGGTCCTGCTTCAAACTTGAGACGATAGTTGCACCCAGTTTGGTGCTTTTGTCCGTGCTGTGTTCATGACCGTAGTCATAAGCGTCGATCAACGCTTTGCTGACATTGAGCCAGAAGTTGACAGGGCTTTCACACTGCATGTTGCTTAGGAACCACCTTGATTGGTGATCTACAAACCGAGTGAATTCCTCAACCGATACGGAAGATTGGTCCCTCGGGCTTTCGCACCCATTGCAGTAGTTCTTTGGAGTCGATTCTTCGCTTTTGTTCTGTTTCATCATAACTTCCTTCGCCGAACTTGCGTTCGTAGTTTTGCTTACGCAGATATTTCACTTCATCACGAAAAGAGAACTTTGCTTGCCAGAGTTTCGGCGGTTTGCTGAACAGATCGCTTTCAAGTGTTCCGAGTTTGGGGTGGTGCAAATACGCAACCCACTTACCGGATGAAAGTTGTTCTACGCTGATAGGGTTTCCCCAGTAGCGACCGATACAAGTTCTGGATTCTCTCAAGTTCTCTCTATGCTTTCTCTATCTCCATAACAAAAATCAAGTTGTGCGGACTTCTCCCCCGACAAACTTGACATAATCAATGGCTGAACGAATAGTCCACTGCCGAGACATGATCTCTTTCAAGACCCCCTCAACATACGCAATTTTGTTATCCTGATACTCGATAGCAAACTCCTTTTTTTGAAGGTCGGCATCGGCATCGAGATACATTTGGATATCTGTTTTAAGAACTTTGAGGTCAAAAGGTTCCCACCCCTCTTGTTCCAGTTCTTCCTGACTCATCTTACCGGTGTAGTATGCCCACTTCTTTCTCCGAAGTGTAGATCTCTCATGCTTGAGTTGGATGAGCCGATTCTTTTCCTCTGTAAGGATTCCAATCCACTTATGATGAAGATTAGGAATGCGAAGTAGTTCAGTATCGAATTCCATGGTGTCATGGTCATACCGATCCTGCTTGGCTTCTTTCTGAATATCTTCTAGTCTCATAGTGAGGAATTATACCCCAAAAGAAGTGTCATGTCAAGGGCAAACGAATTCATGTCGCATGTATTTGAACGATGCGTTGACAAGAATTTCAGCAGGCGGAGCACCAGTGTAGTTCATATCAAACCCACTTAGAATACCCGGAATGACATTTTGGAACACCATCAATTGGGTTTCCTTACCCTCGCTGTTGGTAAACATTACCGTGGCATCAGAGTGAAGACTGTTTTTGTCATAGAAGTCCGATGACCCATCATTGGTCGTCGCACGCATCCACTTGTAGAGTTCTCGATAGTTTTTGAAGTCTTCATCGAGTCGAAAGTTCAACTGCCATTCCGTGAAGTTGACATCAGCCGGAAGCGGAATCTTCCCATACGGCGTTGGCTGTTCGACAAAGTTTACAGTGTAGGGTGGAACCTGAACACTCTGAGTCCAGAATTCAACATTGGGCAACCGTGTGAATACAACTCGGAATTGATTTTCCCGAGCCGTATTCAGGTTTGCCGGTTGCGATGAGATAACCCCTGTGGTGGTGGGGTCTCTGATAGGTGGCACATGGTTGCTCATACAAAGTATCTAGCGTTTTAGTCTGCTAGTTGCAACTTCGGACCACCGGTCATTTCGGAAGCACTGACTTCGGCAATCTCACCGGGGGTTGCCAGCGACGGCTTCTCGGGTTCAGGGATATCCAGACCCAGAATGTTTCGCTGGTATGCTCGCTGGGTTTCACCATTGAGTGGACAGTGGTAGGAAACCTGTTCAGCATCAAATTCAAACCCGGTTTCCCTGTCGAATTCGAAGAACGGACACCAAGGAACCAGACCGGCTCCCTGTGGGGTCTGGACAATGCCAGCAGGGTTCGAAACAGTGAGACCGGTTTCGGTCTTGGTGACGCGACCAAAGATCATTTCACCGTTGGAAAGACGGACACCGCTAATGGGGTTAGATTCAGACATTACAATCCTTTCAAACTGAGTTATGGACAACTATTTCATTCGATGCCACACAACGGAACTGAGTCCCTAGAACATTCCAAGAGACTGCTTTGTGATGATGACCGAAGTACCAATGCTTCGGTTGATGAAACTCAAACATATCCTGCAAAAGTTTCGTGGTTCGATTTGCATACCTTCCATCGCTCTGCTTTGGATAGAACCGATTCACTAGAAACTCTGGGCAGTCGTGGGTTACAACCAAGTCTGGCTTCAACTCTTTGTAGAGTTCAAGACACGCTTCCATTTGTTCGGCGGTCAATTGCTCATTTTCGAACACACGACCTCTGTAGAACGGGGGTGTGTATGCACCGCCGACAAAGAACAAGGGGTATGACGGGTGGCATCCGAAGTCGCCAATGTTACCAAAGGTCTGACTAGACACCACAGGATCGTCGTGGTTTCCACGGAACCAAGAGTATTCAATGTTTCGAAACTTCGGACCTTTGACCAGTGCCGGGATATCCTCTGTCAGGAATTCGTCAATCTCCGGATCAAACCCCATGCCATAGTCACCAACTTGGAGGATGGTCGAGGGTGTATCGGCATTACGGTAAGCAATGTATTCAAGGCAACTGACCAGTGATTTGACATCACCGTGAATATCACCGATTAGGTAGAGATGCTTCGTCATTTCAATCATTTTCATCATTCCAAAGGGATCTTCGGTGATCTACAAAATCTTCAAAATCATCGAGCGCGTCGTTGACCGGATCAATTAGGATGGACTCCAAACGGTCCATGTCATCGTCCGAAAGATCTTTTAGTCGATCAATTATACACTGCTCAACACGCCGTGTCAAGTCGGAAAGGGTGTTTCGGACGAGAATAGTTGTCATTCAATTTCCCCACGGAGTTTGATCTTTGCTGACTGTCGGGATTCATATTTTTTGGTCTTGGACCAAGTTGATGCGCGTTGTTTCACACCTTCACTTCGAAGTCTTGCTATTTCCTGACTTGTTAGTTTGGGTAACTTTTGCATCTTTCTTTCCAAAAATTCTTTCGTAGTTCTCATCCCATTTTTGACGATCTATTGGGCGGTAGGTATCACCTTTTCCTGCTTGTCCATTCATGTTATTTCTCCATGGAGTAGTCTAGCGGTATGTAGGTTAGTCGTGTTGGATATCGAACCGTTCCCGGTTTTGAGTGTCAATCCTATCTAAAAGAATCTTCAAAAACAGTCCATCAAATTTCTGCGTTCCGTTTGATAGAATATACTTGTACCATGAATGCCACTGTGGAGCCAAGACTTCCCATGGGCGAAACTTTGAATGCATCGCGTAGATGATCTTTTCCGGAACTTCATGAGTGTTTCGTTCCATGGATTCTTCTGGAGTGATGATATGATCTGTGACATGAATCTCGTAACCATAGTTCATAGCCAGACCGAGATACGGAAACAAGGTTCCATGCTGGTCCAAGAAGCATTCCGCGAACGCAAGGTCTGCCTGTGCCTGCATGATGCGAACTGCAAGTGAAAAGCAGAGTTCGTGTGCGGGCAACCAAGACTCGTTTGTGTATTGATACTTCCCGTCTTGCATACAGAACATATCCACTGCTGAAAGAACAAAGCACCCTCGCTTTGAAGCGGCAGTTGACTTTCCGGATCCGGGTAATCCACGATGAATGTAGAGTTTAGGCAATGATCTTCGCTTTCTTCAACTGACGCAAGTTCGCCAGTGTCAGTTTACAGTCATGTAGAGCGTCGTGGTCATCCGGGCGGTCATCCACGATGATCTTGAGTTTCTTGGAGATACTATTTAGGCTAAACGATGTCATGCTCGGATCACTGTGCCATATACCAATAGCCATGGATTGCAGGTCATAGTATCGCCGGGACCATGGGAGGAAGTCCCAGTTAGTCAACAGTTCAGCCTGTGGACTCCATGGCGAGTTTTTGGATGCGACAATCGCTGTCTCATAGTTTCGCATCGTGGAAACATATGGATTATATCCCCCATCAATCAGATAGTCAATCGGGAGATACTTCATCAGATGGCATCTAGTGAAGTTGAGGTCAAAGGTTGTATTCTGTCCGAACGGAATCATCTTGAATGGCGCAACGGAGCAAAGTGCTTCCCAAATTTTTATCGCGGCGGCACTCGCGTCAAACCCAGTCTCCTTGGCTTGCTCATAAACCTTACCTGAAAACTTCAATGCTTCCTGAGAAACTTGGAGATCTTCAAGTGTATCGGGGTTGATCTTGATATCAAGAGACCACTGCACCTTCAAATCCGGGTCTGCCAAATCAAATGCGATCATGGCAAACTGGACCATACCGTATCCCATGAAAGGACACAGACCGGTAGTTTCAACATCAATAACACACGCAGGTCTATTCATTATCACTCTCCACTCCAACTATTTTTTTGATTTCATCTCGATTGAATTCGATCATGTTCTTTACACGCTCCCTCACCAGTGAGGGGATACCGATAGAGGAACCAAATTCTTCATAGTCCAAAAGCAAAAGATCCGTTGCTCGGAGGAACAGGCGCGTCTTAGTCAAATAGTTGACCCATCGTTCATGCTTCCAAGCGTATCGCGCCGATTCCAGATTGTGGCGACGATCAGCGGTCTTGATAAGCAATGCGAGCGGAGTTAGGTTGGTGTAGTAGAAATAGTCGATAGCGTTCTGAACTTCTCGACCCTCAAACCCCTTACCCATCTCCGTTAGGTTCGTGAGTTGATACACTAGGTTGAGAGCGTATGGGTGAATATGGTTTGGCGTGGGTGTCAGCAGATATGACAGTGTGGGCAGTTCCATAAATGTATCTTCGACGGTATCGTGAAGTATTGCGGCAGCAGAAACCTGTTCTCGGAGATACAGCAGTTCGGCACCCGGCTTACCTGTACCGGCGTTCAAATCAGAGTTTTCGGAAGATGGAATGCCGCCACCCGTGAATATACAAGACGGACACAGACCCTTATGGTCTGAGACAGACTCTCGAAGTTCTACACGCTTGGCATACTCAAGTTCTAATTTCAACAGTCGGGCGGCAGTTTCGTCATCCTGAAACTGGCTTGCAAGAGCGGTTGTAGCGAGATCCCGAACCTCTGCGCAGTGAGAGTAATATGCCACTGACTTATCGTTTGCATCCTTGGTGTCGCGATACTGATTTTCATGGCATTTAGAAGCGATGGTAGACGCTAAAACAGATACCGGCTCATTGCGGGCGTGGAGGGACTTACAAATATGCAGGAGAGGGGTAAACCCATTCTGGAATGCAGTGGTCGATGGGATTTTGTTTTTCTTTGCTGTTTCTCGGTTCATATACACTTACTTTCAAATTTTGGAAAAGATCGGCGGGCAGTTTCCCACCCGCGATCTCTGGAAAGGAATCTATTTCTCAGAACGATACCGAGTCAAGTTCCGTCACCCGTTCCGATGGGGACTTGGTTTCAGAATCACCCTGAGCCTGAGCAGAGAGGGTTTCATCAATCTTCGCGTAGAGTTGGACAAAGACTTGCTTATCTTCGTCGGGGAATCGTGAAACAATAGCGTTGACTGCCTTTTCACGGTAGGGCGAAGTTGAAGCGGCGCGGTTGGAACGGAAGATCGAGTAGAATTCAAGACCGTTCAGGAGTCGGCGAGTCGAAACGATTTCAGAAACGCCACCCTCAAAGTAGGTCTTGCGGATAGTATCACCCCACTGTACCAAACAGTCAATGAACGATGCGTAATCCTCGTCAATTTCCACACCCTGAGCCTTGAGCATACCCTTGAGCATCTTGCGCTCATCGGTTACTGAGGGATACGGCTGATCGTAGGTGACCGGGAATCGGTCAAGGAAAGCCTCATTCAGATCATTTGCACCGACAAACTTACCATCTGAGGATCCGCGACCCTTGGTGTTCGCGGTGGCAAACACAGTGAACCCCGGAGCGGGCTTGATCCACTTCGAGATTTTCTTTAGGAAGATCGGCTTACCCTCAAGCACGGGCTGGAGACACATGATATCCTCTTGGGCAAGGTCAACTTCATCGAGAAGCAGGACCGCGCCGCGGAGCATAGCGTTTACCACGGGACCATACTCGAACACGGTCGCACCATTCACCAGACGGAATGAACCCAGAAGATCGGATTCGTTCGTCTCGCGAGTGATGTTCACACGGAAAAAATCGCGACCGATATCCGCACAAATCTGTTCAACCATCGTGGTCTTACCGTTACCGGATAGACCCGTAACATAGACCGGGAAAAATCGCTCAGACTTGACGATTCGGTGCAGGTCTCGATAGTGACCCCACTTCACAAAACCCTTCATCTTAGGAGGGACAAAGGAAATGTTTTCCGGTGCGCCATAAGCAACGGTCGCGCTTGGAGCATTCATCGCGGTTGACTTCGGCATCGCAGCGACCTGTTCATCCATAACGGTAACCGTACGGGTGGCGGTAGCAGGTTCACGCTTCGGCTTCGAAGCCTTTCGACCATCCACACCCGCACCGGGGTTGTAGGATCCGTCGCGCGACGGGATAAAGTAAGCACCACGCGCAGCGCGATACTTTTTATCGACCGTCAACCAGTTCGGAGATTCAATGCCATGAGCATCAATAACTTCAATTACTTCCTGACGATTCAGAACCCGATTCGAACCCTTGGCAGTCGCGAGTTCGGGGAACTGTCGTTCAGCGAGTCGGACGAATTCAAGGTGGGATTCACGGAGAGTTTTCGGCATACGATTCCTTTTCCAGAGGATTACAGGTGACAGGTTGTATCTTACAAGAGTCAGCGGGGCTTGTCAACCCCACAAACCGAAGTGACCGTTTTTAGTCAGTTCC